CCGCGTCATCAATGCCACTGACTCTTATTTTAAAACCCATGAGATTCGGGTTGAACTCTTTGACTACGGTACTCCAATGGGTTGGGGTTATGACGGTCGCACTAGAGTGCTTTTAAACGGGGTGACTTTGCCTTTCGGGGCAGAGCAGATTCATCAGCGCAAGCGTCCCGCTTGGTTGCCCGTCACCATCACGATCAGCGACTGGAATCGCATAGTGAAGTCAGCTATTCAAAAAACCCCACTCTGAAAGGAAAAATCATGTACTACATTTTTATGACCACTGCTTCTGTTGTTTTTTTGCTGTTCGGTGCGTTCAACGTGGACGGCGGTTACCTGTGGGTATCCATGCTGGTGATGGGCGGCGTGTTCTTTGGACACGTATTGACTGAAGCTTTAAACGAAAAATAATTTCAACCTTGTGTAAACTGCTAGTGGTTGTGGTACAATTCTCACTAGCACCAACAAACCCGAAAGATTTAACATGACTTATCAGACACGTGAAGAATGGCTACAGGCGGCAGTCGCTGAATTGCGTACCAGCTATGACCTGATCGGCAAGCCGTTGCCCAAGCGCATACGGTTGGCTTGTGGTTTCCCTTTGAATGCCAAGAGAAGTAAGGCTATTGGCGAATGTTGGGCATCTGACAACTCTGCCGATAAGACCATCGAAATTTTGATCAGCCCGACAATTGCTGACCCTGTCGATGTATTTGCGGTGCTGGTGCATGAGTTATGCCATAGCACTAGCGGGGCAATGAACCACGGCATCAACTTCCAAAAAGCCGCCACTGCCATGCTGTTAGAGCCATGCGGTGATCCTGCCGCAAAGAACGCTTGGAAGTCAACCCGTGGCACGACAGAGTTTGCCACTGCCTACGCTGACCTGATCGCAGGGTTGGGCGCATACCCGCATGGTGAACTGTCTTACTCTGACCGCAAAGTCCAAGGGACACGCATGATCAAAGCATCATGTCCCGCCTGTGGTTACACCGTGCGACTCACTCAAAAGTGGCTGACCTTTGGTCTGCCGATCTGCCCCCAAGATGGCGAAACCTTTAACATTTAATCCGAAAGAAACCATGACTACCAAAATCGAAATCAGCAGAATTGCAGTTGAAATCAGCCGCCTTGGCAGTGCGACTATAAGGGGCGCACATTTGTCCCATTTTGGGGCGAATGGCAGTAGCGTTGGCGACATGGCAACGAACCTTGCGGGGGCGGTTGCCCGTGGCGATATGACCTTGGCGGTGATCAAAGCCGCCACTCCCCTGCCAACAACAAGCCCCCTGTCAGGCGGTAGCAGTGACCCTGCATTAACGGCGCTGGAAGCCACTACTAATCGGGCGATGGATGCATCGCTGGAAGCCCATCAACTTGCGATGACCACTAGGCAGGGGATGAATGACCTTGTGACAAGGATCAGCAAAGTAGCTGACATGAGCATGGAAGTGGATACCAAGCTTGTCAAGCTTGAGCGCTCACTGAATCAAAAGCTTGGCGAGGTCAAAGGTGAGGTTGACCCTATAGCCCTGCAAAATCAAGTCGCCAAGGCAGTCGCAGACACTTTTGCCCCGTTTAAACAGGCAGTGACTGCCGAGGTGATGACCGATGTTGCTGACCTTGCGGGGGTCTACATAACTGAATGCAAGTCGGTGCGTGAGGTTTTTGGTGTTGATGTACGCAACGCAAAGGGCGACATTGTCGGAGTTGACATTTGGAATCACCCCAATGCCCCTGCGATTGATCCCAACTTTATTTGGACTGAGTCCATTCTGAAACAATTGTTGTTGTCTCAGTCTACGGGCGAACACTTGTGGTTCGGCGGTGAAAAGGGTACAGGCAAGAGCGAAACCGCTAGACAATTTGCCGCCCGTACTGGACGTAACTACGTGCGTATCAACTTCCACAAGTACACCTCGGCAGAGGATTATTTGGGTGCTGTTGGCTTGGTCAACGGCGAGACAGTGTTTCAGCCTAAAGATTTTCTGATGGCGTATACGTGCCCTAGCACAATCATTCTGCTGGATGAAGTGACCAACGCTGATGCTGGTGAACTTGCCCCGCTCAATGGTTTTCTAGAGCCTAACAGCGCCGTGTCCTACGGCGGTGCAGTACGCCGCAAAGCCAACGGGGTGATGGTTTTTGCCGCTGATAACACATTGGGCAATGGCGATGACTCAGGACGGTACGCTGGTACACGCACCATGAATAGCGCTTTGATTGACCGCTTTGCCCGTGTCGTCCGCTTTGACTTTTTGCCAATGAAGCAAGAGGTCGAGGCAGTGGTGCGCCACACTGGTTGCACTGATGAGGTAGCAAGGCACGTGCTAAAGGCGATCCATGTTGCCCGATCCAAGGTGACCACAGGCGATATCGTGGATGCCCCATCGATCCGCTCAGTGATCGGTTTCATTCGGGCATTGGCGATGCTCTCAGTTGAAGAGGCATGGAAGTCTGCTGTAGTCAGCCGCCAACCCGCCGAATCCCACGCTACATTGGCGAGCGTTTACGCCGCCTGTATCGATGCCACTTACATCCGTGACAACAGTTAAAAGGAGCGTTTAAACATGAAAGCATTTTACAAAGGCTATGAGGTACGGGCGGGGGTCACTTCCCTTTGCCACAAGGTCTGCAAGTTTCTTGGCTTGAAACCAGTATCCCTCTATTGGTCAGTCGGTGTTCAAACCGCCTGTATCAATGGGCGTGGCGTGATCCAGTTGGCTGACATTGCTGATGATGCAGTGGTGAGTCGTGCGGTGTTTGAAGACTATTGCGGGTACGTGGTGCATGAACTACTGCACCGCAAATACACTGACTTCAACGTGCGTGGCGATACACGTTACCTTGCCAAGCTTCACAATGCAGTCGAGGATGTTTGGATTGAGCGCACCGCCATCAATGTCAAATTGACAGGCAACATTGAAGCATTGCTTGCCAATGTGATCAACAACATGATCGACAAGGCTTTTGAGGCAAAGATCGATTGGGCTGACCCCTTGCAATATCCTTTTGTCTTTGCCGCCTATGGTCGCCGCTATGCCAAGCGTGTACCGCTTGCAACGGGCTTGCAGTCGATCTTTTACAAGGCATCGCTGATGATTGATGATTGCTCATCCAGCACCGATACCCTGCGAGTCGCAAAGTGGATGATGGATCAACTCCAGCACTTAGATGATGACCAGCAAGATGACCAAGGCGATGACCAAGGCGATGGGTCTGAGACCGATCAGGATGGTCAGGAAGAGGGCAAAGACGGCGAGGGTGAGGGTGAGGGTCAGGGCGAGGGTGAGAGCGCCTCTGACGGCGATGCAGAGGGCGAGGGTGAGGGTAAGGGCGGTGAGGCGGTCGATGGCGATGGCGTAGGCAAAGCCTCTGCGCCTGATGAGCACTCCGAGCCTGTCGAGGTCGAGCCTACCAACCAAGCGCCTGATGAGAGTGGCGGTTCGGGCGGGTATTGCGAGGGATCAGGCTTGACCGAGGCGACTAACCATGCGGATATAAATAGCCGCCCCGATGGTCGATTCACCATCCTGCCCACTGTCCCCGCCAAGTTACGCTATGAGGTCAAGCGCCTGTTTGAAAACTCAGGCTTGTCTGAATTTCAACGCAACCGCAAGGCAGGGTCAATCAATGTCCACGCCTTACCCAATGTGGCGATGGGCGGTGAGCGCCTGTTTAAACGCAGGCAAGAGACCGAGGGCATCGACAGTGCAGTGGTTATCGCACTGGACATTTCAGGGTCTATGTTTAGGGACTATGGCAACCCCGATGCCGAGCGCATGACTGCCGCCATTCAGACCACTGCCGCCCTGCTGGACACGCTGAACCGTGCTGGTGTAGCCACTTGTGTGCTGACCTTTGGCGATAGCACCGCCGTGCTGAAACCTTTCGACATGAATCACAAAAAGGTTAATGACTTGCTGGTGCGTATTGAGGCAGGTGGCGGGTCGAATGATTACTTTGCAATCCGCTACGGGCACGGTCTGCTTTTGCAAAGGCATGAAGAGCGCAAGGTGATGTTCGTTATCACCGATGGCGATGGTCACAAAGCCGCCGCCAAGCATCAGGCGCAAGTGGGTGAGCGCCTTGGAATCACGACTATCGGGGTCGGTATCCAGTACAACGTGAGCGATGTTTACTCAAACAACGTACACGTGAAGAGCATTGCAGACCTCGGTACTGCATCATTTAAACAAATCAAACTAGCCGCATAAAGGAGAATCGAAATGAACAAGAAATTATTAGACCGAGTGTTGGAGCAGATTGCCAAAGACGTTAAATGGGGGGACATGACTGCTATTGAGGAATTGATTGCGGACATACCCAACAACAAGGCGATGCACTTTTTACCCGAAGAGGAGATGACCAATGAAGATTGATATTGATGCATTGATCGCTGAGGCGGTAGACCATATGGAAGATGATGAAGATGTGCGTTGGTCTATTGGCATGGCGCTACAAGAGTTGTATTGGGATAAGGGTTGGGGCGAGGTGCAAGATCGCTTGGTCAAACTCTACCACGAGCAAGTCAAAGCAAACACCTATTCATAAGGAGAATTGAAATGAAAATATTTTTAGGTGAGGGTATACCGAAAGGTGCGCTCCACGACTCGCTGGTGACCACGCCTTGGCTTGAGTGCCTCAAGCACGGCGACTTTATTTACATCAGGCATCAGTCGTGGCGCAATTTGAGTAGGTGGGTCGATGTTGATCGCAAACGCCCTTATATTGTTTCGCTTGTTCGCAAGCGCAATGTGGGGTGGGTCAACCTTTCAGCACACACAACCATTGAACTCGCACTCGCCGCCGCACACAAAGAATCCATCCGATTGGATAAACGTTTAAACACAAAGGAGAAAGAAAATGAAACTGCAAGACCATGAAAATATTTTGATGCGTACAGACAGACTTGATGATGACTCAGTTGTCGTGAACTTTGATGTGTACGACACTGAACAACGTGAGGTGACAAAGGACGGTGGCTATGTGCATATCCGCCAAGAGTTGGATTTCTTTAATGTGACTGTCTATGACTGCGATGGGGATATTCTGAGCGAGGTGAATGTTCCATTTAACTTTAAGGAGTTGGCATGAATGCAGATGAACTGTATGAAGCCTTAGACAAGGCGGGTATCGACTTTGAGGTTGTCGAAATCTTTGAGGGCTTACGAGTAATATCAATTATGGTTGACGAGGTCAGCGATGATGATTTGGAAGAGGAGATGACACATGAAACAATATAGGATCACTGCTTACTACACCACGTCCTGCTTTACATACGTTGATGCAAAAGATGAAGACGAAGCCTACAACATAGCACGTGAAATGGACGGCGGGAGTTTTGAAAACGCCGACAAAGGTGATTGGAGAATTGTTGACGTAGAAGAGGTGGAAGAATGAAGATGACCGTAGAAGAATTGGATCGTGTAAACGATCTGCATGATGAACTTGATGACGTCCTTGCAGGTGAGGATTTCAGCGTTTGTTTACACGCACTTTGTGCAACCATTGGCGGGGCTGGTATTAATGCCAAGAGAGTTGGCGGGTCGAAGCAAGCATTCATGGCGCAAGTGCATGAATCCATATCATCATGGTATGACTACTACCAAGACGTAACAAGTGGAGAAAATAAATAATGGAACAGCCATCAGCACCAAAAGAACTGTCTATGTTCTACGAGGGGATCGTTGAAATGGTTAGCCATGCCGAACTAACCCCACAGGAAGCCATAGCAGTGCTTACCAAGGTGCTGGTGTTGCTTTCCATGTCAACAGGCGCAAACAAGCAAGACTTTTTTGACCGCCTTGAGTACGTATGGGAATACGAAAACTTTTTTCAACCTGATTCTGATGAGGTACATTGATGGATGCTTTAAATATTATTGCTGACTTGCGTGGCTTTGGACTTGAGCCAACGATTGTTGATGTTGGCTTGGGTCGTGCTGACTTTAGGCTTGCCGTAAAGATTGAAGAGCCACTCGATATTTACTACACGGGTAAGTGTTTAAACAAATATCTTTTGGCGATAGCTGTTGAGGATGGTTATTTGTATTTTGAAAACCTACCAATCAACGAGCAAGTTTTTACTGAAATTGTTGGGGGTTAATTCATATCATCTTGCATATGTGTTTGCATCCTCTACCCCCTTCAAGATTTTTGGGGGGTGCAACTTTCGAACAGTCAACCGCAGATTGAATATGCTGAAGCGGTGACGGCGGGAGAGACCGCACATAACTTTAAACTTTTGGGAGAAACAACATGGCTAGATTAATTCAAGGAAACGATGACGAGTGGGTATTGCGTGACGAGTGGAGTATTGAAGACATACGCAACTGCATTGAAACAGAAAACATTGAGGATGCTTCAGGGTTTACCGATGAAGACTGTTTAAACGTTATGCGTGTTGCTGAGACTGCGTTTGATGCCAACTATGGCTTGAACTGGGACACGATCCACTCTGCGATTATTCTTTATGCCAACTGCAAGCGTAATGGCGATCCGATGTTTTATCGTGGTCAGCCTATCAGCGTAAGTGCATGAGGGTTGTAAAGATAATTGACCAACCCTGTGCCAAATTTCATGCTGAAGTGTCCAAATGGGCTTGTATTGCATTGGTCGCTGACCATTCCTACATACCCAAGGGCGAAGCCTACATCAAGCATGACAATGGGGCATGGCTGGTCTACGTCAAATCCAAGGTGCATCTTGCAACCCCTAGATATTGGGGTCGCTATGACAACATCCTGTCCGCAGTCTTTAAAGCTCGGCTTGTTTAAACAGTCAAGCTCGAAGCTCATCTGGTGAGCTGCTGCTGGCTGCTGCGTTATGTTTAAACAGTAACAACCTTAACTAGGAGATGTGATGAGTATCAAAGTTAAATACATAAAAGACCTCAAAGTTTGGATGGCAGAATACTATGACGAGATTGGCGTGTTAGGGCTTGGCCTTGTTGCCAAGAGTCGTGATGATGCTATTTTTATTCTTGGTATGCAAATGGGCAGAACACCCGAAAAGTTTAGTCGTCCGCTAGGTGATTACCTCGACAAGCAAGATTAAAGAAGCGTTTAAACAGGGGGATAAGATTTCTTATCCCCCTTTTCTTTTGCCTAGAAGTTGTCTAGGTTTTCCTCATAAGTCCCGCTCACTTTGTTGTAGAGCAGGGTCGTTTCCCCTTGTGTACCCACCCACCTATAGCGGCACTTCCATACTGCAATTTCAACGACATTCCTGTCGCCCCTGTGGACGGTGATGCCGCAGTCAGTCTTTGCCCACCACGCCATAGATCCTGATATCGACATGCCATCAGGGCGGGGCTGGTCTACGCCTGATCGATTGATCTTTGAGGGATGGGCAACGAACCACGTATGCACGTCAAAGGCTTTACAGAACTTCTGTACCTTGGTCAACATATTGCTGATTGCTTCTGTCTCTGTGCTGTTGGTCTTATTGAGATCGATGTAGTTGTATGGGTCAATGACCAAGCCACGTACACCCATGCGTTTAACAGCAACCTTTGCCCTCTCAAGTATCGACTCAAGGGTGCTAGGCTCTTCACCGTTTGTGTCAATGAAGAGGAAGTGTTCCTGTACGAATTTAAACGCATCCTCTTTATCTGAGTCAGTCATCCTGTCCCGCCCATCAAAGAATCTTTTCTTTGTGTAGATCTCCATCAACCGACTGATGTGGATCTCAGGCTGATTCTCAAACGAGCAGACCGCAAACTTCCAATCAAACTTGGCGGCTAAGTTGACCATGATCTGATCAACAAAGTTGGACTTACCCGAACTGGGGTAGCCTGTCACCACCGTCATCTGTGCAGGCGCTATCGTGTAAACATCATCTATGGAGGGATAACCTGTGCTGAACCCTTTGCCAGATCCCTTTGCCCAGAGATCGTTTAAACGATCAAAGTATGCGCTTGGGTCGGTGAGTCCGCTGATCGGGTACGGCTGTGCGTCATCAATGATCTTCTGTATTAGCTTTGACGGGTGATCATCTAGCGTTGGGTCGTCATCCATCAGGACTTCGTTTAAATCTTTCTTGTGGAACTTAGCCAGCCTGCATTTGTCTTTGCCAATACGTCTTGCCAACTCCTCGGCTAACGCTTGCCCTGCGCTGTCTTGATCTGTAGCCAATACGATGTAGGGTGCTTTCTCAAGAACTTCCCGCGCATTCCATACAAAGGCAAACTTTTTATCCTCAGACGGAAGCACTTTTCCGTCCGCAACCTTGACGGGTGCGCCTGAAGGAACTGAAACCACGTTGTTTAAACCTGCCTCGACAGCGGACAGGACATCCATCTCTCCCTCGACAATGATGATGGGTTCGCCTGCTTTAACTTGGTCTATGCCAAAGAAGTCATGCGCCCCGCCCATGTCTTGGGTGAAGTCCTTTGCATCAATTGATCTGTACTTGGTGGCAATCAATGCGCCGTCTCTGAAGTAGGGAAAGCCAACCGCAGATGTGACCTTGCCTATCTTGTTGAAGTACTTGTCTGCGGCAAACAGTTTGAACTTGTCTGCGGTTTGTTGAGAGATCCCACGTGACATGAGCCAGTCGTAGTGGGGTTGAGATAGTGGTTGGTTGATGACCGTTTTGGATGGGACGGCAGACAATTTGAATTCCTTTTTTTCGGGTTGCACAGATCCATTGGCAAAACAATGGTGGCAGTGATAGACAACCGCGCCGTCATCTTTGCGGGTCAAGGTCATATCTTTACTATTTGATTTCCTGCGTTCGGGCGAGCAGAAAGGGCAAGATACGCGAGCAGTTTCGTTGAAGTATGTTGACTCAACTAACTCTGCAATCATTTCATGCTGCCGTCGGACTTGCGTTTAAAGCTTCGGTTCTTGCTTGGTGCTTCGAGCTTGATGCCAGTAGCGTTAGAGCCTCCCTTGCTTAAAGCTTTGACGTGGGCTACGTCCTTGCCTGCACGGTCTACGCCTTTTGCGTCAAGCTTGCGCCTTGCTCGTTGACGCTCCATGCGGTTTTCGTGTTCGCCCCGCCCAACTTGCGTTTTGTATTCTTGTTTAAAGTTGCGTGGCATCTTTGTTCCTTTGCTCAATCATTGCATCTGCGCATTTGTATGCATCTGCGCTTAGGATGTAAACGTTCGCCCTTACGGACTCATCCGACAACATCCCAGCCATTGCAAACATGGCGAACAGGTCGCGCATCGTTAAGTTGTTTAGATCAGTTTCCATAATCCCTCCCTAAAATAAAACACGTTGGCTTTGCGGCAAGACATAAGCCCACTCTCGTTCTTTGCGACCGCTTTTAGAGACAACGAGCCTGCCAGTTTGCATCACAAGTCCCATTTTTTCAAGCTCGGGCAAACGCCTAGCAACAGCATTGCCGTCAGCAGAACCGTTGATGTTTGCGTGTAAAGCTATACCGTCTTTGCCCATTGGGCCAAATCTTTTTAAGCAGTTGACAATTTGTTCATGGTGAATCTGTGCCGATTCTTTGACGGATGCCGCCGCCATGTGGCTGGTAGACGGGTCGGTGTTCCTTGCTCTATGAAATTCCATAAATCCTCCCTTATATAAGATCTAGTTTTCCTTGGTCGGGCGCAACTACTGTCTCAACTGAGCTGCCCTCTGCTAAATACTTGACTAAGTCATCCTGCGATGCAACCCTGACCGTCAACTCCTGCGAGGCTACATGATTCAAAGCCTGCGCTCTTGTGTTGGCACGTACAAGACGTACACCCCTGTTACTTGCAATTAAATATATTCTCATCGTCACTCTCCTTTTAACGCCCCTTTGCGGGGCTTGTTGATAAATTCACCCCAAAGACCCCCCTTCCCCAATGCGAACAATGGAGTTGGAGAGGAGGTTCACCCGCCTTACGGCATTTGCATGGTTGACTTGCGTCAACGCCCCTGTGCTTGCAAATTAGACCAGCACCACGGATTGTTGAGGGTAGTTGCCCCGCGCCTTTACGCTTACCGTGTAACCCTTTTCTTCCACGCAGTCAGGCTGAACTCTTGCTATCGTATGGAGTACGGCTGAAGTAGGAGGGGCAATAAAAAAGCCACTTACAACTGCCCCGTCGAAGTTCCCCTTAACGGGGCGAGGCATGTGTAAATGGCTTCACTACTGTTGACTTCGACGACAACAGGATGGACTCTATCATATTTTCTATATGTGTCAAGCGGTGTCATGTATAAATTTGTGGGTTTTTTGTACATGACGTACAATTAACCCCGACAAGCAGTTGTCACTCTCCTTTTTTAGCCCGCCTCGTTGCGGGCTTTTTTTCTGTGTAAACAGGCGGAATCTGCTCAATGATCATTTCCGCCCGGGGCTTGTCCTTATCCAGCCTCCAGAACACATGCCGCTCCTTTACCTGACGGTCGTTTAAATACACCAACCCTTGCAGCAGATCCAAGATCAAAGACTCGTCCAAGTCAGGTCTGCGGCTGGCGTAATAAATCCACATGGTCATCTTTATATCTCCGGACATCAGCTTTGCCAAAGGTGGGCATTGCCGTTTAAACGCTTCAGAGTAGTCCAGAGCCTTCTGCGATTTGATGAGTCTGGACATGTTGCCAAACTTCACAACCCGCCTTGAGTTGGCCTTACTTGCAGGCTCCCCAAAAATAATTAAAGATAGTGCTTGCAATTCATCCATACAAGCACTATTATCATGTCCTGTGTCCATACAAATCCCTTGGAGTGATGATGAAGATAACCAATAAACAGAATTTACCCCCGCCAGTCGTGGCTTTGTTGACTCGCAACTTCTACACAAAAGGCGCATCTCAGTATAGCGTTACTGAGCTTATGTCGCCACCAAAAATTAGACGGTTGCGCGAACAATATGATAATCAGATAGAGATTGATGTTACCTCCATGCTTGCCTCTCAGTTTGGGACATTCATGCATGGCAAGTTGGAAGCCAAGGAGATTGAGGGCTACATCAACGAGGAGCGCATCTACGTAGAGATAGATGGCATCACCATCAGTGGGCAGATTGATCTTCAGAAGGATGACCCTGACGGCGTGGAGATTGTGGACTACAAGTTCGTCAAGGCTTGGTCGGTAATGATGAACAAGTCTGATTGGGAGACCCAGCTTAACGTCTACAAATGGTTGGTCGAGAAAGCCAAGCGCAAGCCTGTCAAGCGGCTTCAGATCTGCGCTTTTATTAAGGACTACAGCCAACATGAGACCAAAGAGGGCTACCCCGAAGCGGAGGCGGTAATGATTGATGTTCCGCTATGGGACGCAGTCAAGGCTGAGACATACGTGCGCACTCGTTTGGAGATGCACAGAGAAGCCAAGATGGCACATGATTTTGGTGAGGACTTACAGCCCTGCACCGATGAGGAAAGGTGGGCAAAAGAAACCACCTATGCAACGAAGAGGGAGGGTCGTAAGACTGCGATCCGTGTTTTTAAAACGCTAGAAGAAGCCACAGAGTTGGCAGAAAAGGAAAAAGGATATGTTGAAACAAGACAAGGAGAGTACACCCGATGCGCAGGAAACTACTGCGGAGTTGCACAGTGGTGCAAACAGTACCAAGCGGAAGTTAAGCATACCCAAGAAGGGTAAGTACTTGGTGATCAACTCGCATCGTGGGGTTTACTTGTGTCTGTTGTTATTTAAACAGTCAAAGAAAGAGGGCAAGTCAGACAGACCCCACACATACGTTGTTAAACCTTGGGAGACTGACAGGGGATTCTTTACCAAAACCATAAGGTTTCAAATAGAGAACAGTCAGGCAAAAGAGTTTGATGATTTCAAAGAGGCAGGAATTTTTTACAAAGGATTGTTATGAATACGCAAGAGCTTTTAAAGATTAACGTGAACGACCGCACAGAGAAGAAGAACGGCATGACATATTTGTCATGGGCGTACGCGTGGACTGAGGTTTTAAAGGCTGATCCAGCCGCCACATGGAAGGTAGAGCTGTGGGCTGACGGGACAGGTATAGGTCAGACGGTGTTGATGAATTTTGGCGACTCAGCGATGGTGTGGGTGACTACAACCATCTTTGGCAAAGCCATCACTTGCCAGCTTCCTGTGTTGGACTACCGCAACAAGCCCATCCCTCACCCCAACGCAATGGATATCAATACAGCGATCATGCGGTGCTTGGTTAAGTCGATTGCCATGCAGGGACTCGGTTTATACATCTATGCTGGAGATGATCTCCCCCTTGAGGATGCGTCAGCAACGATGACCGTAACGACAGAAACTGCGGCAGTTGATGTGCAGATTTCAGCGCCTGTAGCCAAAGCCATCCCAGCCATCAAGGATGCTGAGAACAACGCAGAGCTATTTGCCGCTGGCATGGTTGAGCTTCTGAGCCTCAACGACCAAGACGTTAAAGGTTTAAACAGTTATTGGAAGGCCAATCAGGTTCAGCTTGATGGCTTGAAAGTAAGTCACCCTGAGCTATACGCACAGGTTCGTAACGCATTTGCCGAGAAGAAGAAGGCATTGCAAGAAAAGGAGCAAGTAAATGAGTGATAACACATTTAAACCCCGTCCCGACAGCGGCAACCTACACGCTGTCCAATCCAAGACCAACCCGTTGGGCAAGGATTACTTTGGTGAGATTGCCATCAACCTCAAGGACATGACGAATGTTCGCACTGAGGATGGTATGACCATCATCAAACTGAGTGGGTGGAAGAAGGTAAGCAAGAGCGGCAAGACATACCTGTCGCTGGCTGTTGACCGTTACATCCCCAAAGCCAAGTTGGAAGCACCTGCGCCAGCACCGCAGAACGACTTCCCTGATGACGATATTCCTTTTTGATGAGGTGGTAACCATGAAATACGACAGAGAAAAGCTACGCAAGATAACTGCGTTTGTTAAAGCAAATCCTCTTATGACTCCCGATGAGGCGGCGGCGCGTATGCAGTGCGAAAAGAAGTACGTGTATTACGCAAGGTATCGGTCTGGTGTGACGGGTGTTAAGGCGAAAGCCGCATACCTTGCCAAGGCAAAGGCTGATCACATTGAGATGCTCAAGGGATCTTCACTCACTCAACAGATACCAATTGAGTTGGATGAGACGAAGCCGACAAAGCTAGATACAACAGTTACGCACAACACTGCCGCTCTTGCCGCCGCATCTATAGAGATAGCTCGCTTAAATGCAATCATTAACTACCTAGAAAAAAGGCTGGCATCTTATGGCTCTTCAATTTGAGGCAAGAAAGGTAGCCTTGAAGCAGGACAGGACGGGGTACGTCCTGACCCTCTCCCTGCACCCCGACGAAATCCCCGAAGAACTTTTGCGGGACTTTGTTGGGTCAAGGTACGGATGTGCGATGGTGAGAATTCAAGATGATGAGTCACCAACCGCATACTCAAACCGTGTTCAGCAAGCTGGCATGTTGTGTAGACAAGAGGACTTTCAGGAATTCTTGGGAGCCACGACGGAAATGAGGGCTGCTGCTGAACTGTGTAAACGGTGTGGCATAACATCCCGCTCGGAACTTAACGGCAATGAAGAGGCACAAATGGCTTATGACTCGTTGGTGTTGGAATTTAAAACAGGAGGGAGTAATGACCCATTTTAAGCAGTACAAGCCTTTCATGGCGTACTTGGAGCCGACAGAGATCGACAAGCTCAAGAAGTTTTCAAAGCAGACAAAGCTACCTATGGCGCAGATCATCAGGGAGGCAATCTCCCAACGTATGGTCAATGGTGACCCATATCAGGCTGGCTTTAACGCTGGCGTAGATAAGTCCATTGACGCTGTAAACGACATGAAACCTGCGCAGATGCGGTTTCCGTCGGGCGCATCGTTTGCCGAGTTGGTTGAGACCGAGTTGAACAAACTCAAACGCAGGGAAAAGAAAACAAAGGAGGTTGCCAATGTTGAAGGTGGGAATATCAAGGAATCAGTGTAGAGGCTGTGGTCTTTACTTCAACAGTAACTCTGTGTTTGAAATGCACCGCACAGGAGCATTTGGCACTGACCGCAGATGCCGCACACCTGAAGAAATGGAAACCCGGGGATACCGTTTAAACAAAGACGGTTACTGGGCTGGCGAGCCAAGAGAAGACAAATCAGAGGAGGACTGACATGTGGGAAGCTATTTTGCACATTTTGTTGATGACTGTGCTGTTGGCGCTGGGCGCTATTCTGTTTGTCTTTGTTTGCGCCATGATTGGTTGGATGGTTTACACAACACAGAACGGAGGCGATGATGACTGAAGAAGATGAAGCGTTCAACGAGATTGAACGCAGGAGCATTGCCAAGAAAGAAGCGGTGAAGTCATCAGTGGACGCGAAAGAAGCGTTGACCAAACTTCTCATAGAGAGTTATGACGATGGAGTCAGAGACGCATTGGAATCAGTCGTACAAGCCATCAAAGAACTGCGTCCCGCCATCATGCCGTTGGAAGGTATGGGTAGGGGCAAATCCACGCAGGAATGGTTTGATATTTTGGTAAAACACATTGAGGAGATGAAGAAATGATTTGGCTACTTGAAGACCACGCACTGTGGCGTTTGGGCAAAGACAAGCAATGGGTGTGGTGTTGTAGCTGCACCAAGTTCTTACCTTGGTCAATGATTTATACCGTCCTTGCATGGACAAGGAGCGAGAGGTATTTGTCGGACAAGGACGCAGACTCAAAACTGAAAGCGGTGAAAGCGATGGAAGCATGACATTCAGAGAAACCACAATCAAGTACATCAAGGATATTCTTAGGTCAAAGACTATCTACGAAGTTATTTACGCAGAACTGCAAGAGGCACACCTACGCAAGTTGGAAGCTGAGACTGCCGCTGAGTATGCAGATGCCACTATTCAATACAACAGTCGCCGAATCGAAAGGTTGAAGCAACGCTTGTTTGAACACGCAGAGGAGGAAGAATGATTGACCGACTCATCCTAAGCGCAATACTTAGCGTTTCAGGGTGGCATGGCATGTTCCCCGAGCCGCCACAACCCATTACGCCTTGGCAGTTACAACAAAAAGCAAAGGAGAAATCTATCAGCGCCATGTGCAACAGGAAACCCAAGAGCAAAGCGGCAAAAGATTTATGCAGAAGATGGAGGAAACACAATGGATAAAGAAGCAATTCAAAAAGCATGGAATCTAATGTCCATGCACAACAGCGAGTTATTGTTGGAGAACGAGCGGTTAAAGAAGCAGCTTATGCGTAGTAGCTTGTGGTACGCAATCAAGAGGGCAATAAGGATTTGGCGGGGGAAGGAATAATGCTTGAACGCATACGCACATTCTTTGGAAGACTGATTGGCACACACGCAAACAAAAAGACCATTGTGGTGGTTGGTACGGCTTGGGCTTGCACCAAATGTAAACTTGTATTTTTAACAAAGAGAGATGGAGACAAGCATGACTGTGCAGAGATCTACGGGAACGGCATTTGATTGGCAGGGGCCAAGTTTATTTTCCATCGACAAGAAAATGAAACAAATGGCAGGCGGCGTTAGAGCGGGGCAACTTGCAAGCCAACGAGCAAGAGATAAACTGGACGAAAAGAAGCAAGTGCTTGTTTACAGCAAGGGGAAAGAAAGTGCCAAGACCGAAGACTGAACTGACAAAGTCAGGCAAAACAATTGGAGTTCGAGTTACCGTCAGCGAATACGAGGAGTGGATAAAAATTGGTGGGTCTAAATGGTTGCGTATGCAGCTACAACAAAGCCGCGATAATCGTTTAAATGTACCGAAACCAAAAACTACTTGAAGCTGTTAGGGACTGCCCCTGTCAACACTGCGGGAGAGAGGACGGCACAGTTGTTGCCGCCCACTCAAACCAAGGCAGAGACGGCAAGGGGCGTAGCCTTAAAGCCAACGACTACCGCATAGCCGCCTTGTGTTTTACTTGCCACGCCGAGTTAGACCAAGGCCGGGCTATGTCCCGGGAAGAGCGTTTAAACATGTGGGAGGAAGCTCATCGCTCCACGATAGGCTGGCTTTTCGAGAACAAAGTTATTGGACTTCTTTGATTATCTTTTTAACTTCCTTGATGTTTTCATTCAAGGCGTTCTCTGCCCTGCCAATATCTATCAATAGATCCCGCTTCTCGTCGCCGGTCATCTCTGCTGACTGAACCATAGACCTCATCTCGCGGTACTTCTTCATCTGCTTTTCTATGCTTTGGACATAGTTCTTGTTTGCAAGAATCCCTGCGTTGTCCTCAAAGTACTTGGCGTAGGCTTCTGCGTCACCAGATCTTTCAAGGAAGTTGAGGGTTGTCACAGCCTGATCGGTCGCGTTCTTCAGGGCATAGAACTGCGTGATGTTGCCACGAGCCTCGGGGTCAACTGCAAACCTCTTGATGATTGGCAACTGCTCAAACCTCTTAGAGGCGTTAGGAGAGTTGTCGTTGGCAGTCAGCACAGAGTCAGTCACCTGAACAAGGTACATACCGATTGTTCCTGTGTAGCCCTGCAATACATGGTCAACCTTGAGGGGAGACAAGCCCAGCGCAGATCCCAGCCTTTGAGCAACCTCTGATGTGCTTGGCCCAACTTGGAACTCGGGCGCTCTGCCTTCCATACCAGCCCCGACAATGACCCGTCCAGTAAAGGAGTTGTAGTTAACCAGAGCCTCGGCAATAGGTTTAAACGTTTGCGGCATGGGGTTGAACGCCAATGTGCTGGTGATGCCGCGCTTCATGGATTCTTTCAGATCCTCGCCGGTGTCATCTCCAAACATAGCCGCATAAATGCGCTCTGGAACTGTTTTAAACAGGAATCCAACCTCAAAGGGAATGGGGAACTTGCCAACGCCCGGAATGATCCAGTAGTTGTCCTTGGTTTCCTCTTCCTGCTTCTTGTATTCCTCGTCATCAGAGACCATAGTAAACAGCGCCACAGAGATAGCCATCAAGGTCGCACCGCGCACGAAGAAGGCTTTCTGTTTTAAGGCGGCATTGGCATCAGTGTCACGACCAAACGCAGTCCTGTAGAAGATATCCAGACCCTGCATACGTGCATTCAAGAAGGGGATGGCTGCGGTTGCGATACGGATAATGGCTGAGCTTCCCTTGCGGTTAAAGTTCATCACCTCCAAGGAACGGAAGATTGCCTCCGCCTCATTGCCTGTGTCAGCCAAGACTCGCTCATAGATTGCAATACGGGTTGCGGCATCAGATGCCTCAGTACCTTTTTCCAACGCATCCCACAACGATGTAAACGGCTTGAGAAGAACCTTGGCTCCGGTCGCCTTGCCGTACTTCTTGTTCATGTCCGCAGCCAGCACCTCTCCGCTCTTCAGCACACCGGAGGAGAACTCATAACCTCCCAGAATACCTGCGTTTAAAAGAGCCTCCATGCTTGCGGACTTGCCGGACAAAGCTTTTGCAAAGCCGGACATCGTTCCTATGAGGGGTGTTACGTTTGCCCCGCTGGTAACCCATGAAGACAGGGAGTCACGCATCATGTTTGCCAACATAAAGCCGGGATCTTTGGTCACCAAGTTGCGCAAAATGTCGGCAGGAGCAGCCAGAAGACCCATAAATGGTAAGTCAGGCAGGTTTAAACTGCGGCAGGCATCGATAAACAACGGGTCAGCCACGCGGTAAGAGACGCGAACACCCTTCTCCATAACCTGCACGGTGTCTGGGCCTGAATCCTGTGTGTTTAAACGCTGCGCCAAGCCAATCTTTTCAGCAACACCAACCGCTCTTTGTGCGGCAACGTTCTTCATGCCTGACTGTATGGCTGACTGGGTGTTGCGGACAATGGTTTCCAAGTAGTCAGCAACAGGAGCCTCGCTACCCTTTAATGCCTTGGGTGGTCTAACACCTGAGATTGATTGAAAGATGTTAGGGCCAATGGTGCGCTCGCCATCCATCTGACGATAGAAGGGGATGTAGTCTGCGTGCTGCATGTATATCTGACCTCTTGCAGGATCAAGCACACCTGTCTGCACCATGTACTTGACCAACCCATTGTTGAACTCGTTCATTTCCTTTTGGATCTGAACAAACTCAGGATGTTCTTTTTCTAACTGCGCGGCACGGGCAATGTCTGCCTGCTCAAAGTTCTTCTCTTTGCCGTCAGCCATGAAGCGCTTACCGCGCTTAACGCCAGCCCAGAATTGGTAGCGTTGATAGATGCGAGGGTTGTTGTACCTAGCCAGCGGGGCAAGGATGGCAATTGGGCCTTTGACGGACGTGTCGATGGTGGTCAAGCCATTCTTGTAAACAGGTACGCCGCCGGTACGGTTGCCATATCCAAACGCAGAGGCAGTTACAGACGCAGACAGATCAGACATGAGAGCCGCAGATTCTGCGCTTGCATCGGCAAGGAGAGCCGCTCCACCCATCTTCTCAGCCAACATCTTGTCATAGACACCAAGCTGGTTGTATCTGTTTAAAGCTTGTTGACGGAAGTGACCGGCAGACTTGGGGAAAATTGCCTCAAGGATGCGACCGATAAAGCCCTGCTCTTCACGGGCTGTCGTGGTTCTGTCGATGGCGGCATCAATGTCTGCGCTGACTGGCTTTAAGCTGTATTTTTGAGACGCAGCATCAGCGGCTGGGAGTGACTCACGGTATACAACAGTGCCGTACTTTGTATTGTCAAACTTGTCTAAGCGGCGAACATCAATGCCATCAAATCCAAGACCCTTGATAACCATAGTGGACGCAGAGTCTAGATATTTGCTTGTATGGATGACCTCGTCTGTCTTGTTTCTTTTGGCTGTTTTAACAGCACTCAAGATGATTTTTTTGATTTCAGGATCTGATTCTTTTAAGCTTAAGCCAGACTTGATTTTCCTTGTGGCTTCGTTTAAATATTCTTCTATCTCTTCGCGTGACCCGCTTCTATTGCCAACCAAGCCATTGACGATCCTCAAACCATCATGTAAAAGTTCTGCGTGGTAATTAGTGAGCGGCTCGGCAAGTTTATATGGAGACAAATCAACCTGATGGACTGGGCGGTCAGAGCGTCCAGAGAACCTATTATCAAGCCCCAGCTTATCTACTCCACTGACAAAGTAAACGCCTGTACCAAAATGCCCAGTGCTTCTACTGCCGTCAATCCGACCAAGGGTGGTATCTCCGCCATAACCAAGATCGCCAGAATGGAACGCAGAATTCTTTAAGCTGTAGCGGATGTCGCCACTCTCATCAAAGCCACCAAGGTTTCCAGTAATGGATTTGAGCTGGTTGGCTTTAAACACCGCAAGGTTCTTTGCTCCACCCTCGCTGGTGTAGAAAGAATCAAAACCAAGCGCCTTCAATGCTTCTTGTGTCTTGCCATCCTCAATAACAGTCCATTTACCTTGACTCAATCCCTTTGTAATTTCTTCGGGGGTCATTAAGCCCAATCCAGCCATTTGAACGCGACCGCCAGTTACTTGATTGTTGGCTTGTAAGTACCCAACAATCTGCTGGATATGCTCGTCGTTGTCGTAATCAAACGGAGTTTCTGCACGAACCCACAAAGGATAGATCTTTGCGGTCTTCTTCTTGACTTGACCTTCACTCAGATAGCTCAATGAGCCGGACTCGGATATTCTGCGCTTGATGAAGTCTTCGGCAAAGCCTGCGTCAGGAGAGACAAAGATTGGCCTGTTCTCACGGAAGATGTTGAAGTCTTCCATGCTGGCGTGGAACATAGGTTGCGCACGGCCTTCTTCCATGACCTTGCTGCCGCCAAAGAAGCGTTTAAACTCTGCCGTTCCGGGCGGAGCTTTCTTGTACGCAGCTTTCTCAGCAGCTTCTGCGGTGGGGAAGAATGTTTTGAGGCTATAGCGGATATCTTTGTTTGTTGGATCAAATGCGCCAGAGTTACCCGTCTCAGATTTAACCTGCTGCGGTGTAAACGGCATGATATGGAATGTTCTGTTTGCGCTGGGATCTCTTGATCTCTCAACGCCAACCATTGTGTAGTACTCATCCGAGGCATCTTGAATGATGCCGTCATAACCAAGTTCTCTTGCAAGATACTGCATGAATTGGTTAGAGCTTGAAGGCTCTCCAGTGTATGGATCGTCATACAGTGATATTTTGTCTTTAATGATATCGCGCAATTCTCTTGCGGTCATGCCATCTGACTTATCATAAATGGCATCCAGCGCCTTGGCGGGGTCAACTTGCATTTGATCTGCAAGAACTTTTACTTCGTCAATTAATTTGCCAAAGTCATCAACTTCAGAACCCTCTGAATCTGGGTCATACATGAACTCAATTTTCTTGCTTGTCATATCAAATGGTTTTTCCAACTTGATATAAACAGGCATAACCAACCCATCGGAGTCGCCCTTGAGTTGCTTGGTGGCTAAATACTTTGATGCTTTTTCAAAGTATTTATCTGGAGAGTTGTCTTCAAACTTTGCAGCTTTTGGGTCAAGATCATTAACGTCAACTTTTATGTCGTTGTCATCAAAATATTCTTGAAGTCTTTGTTTGCTGTCTTCAAAGTTGTAATTAAAGTCATCTTCTAAATTGTCTGCAAGCAACTCAATCCTCAACTTCAAATCAGGGCCGATGCCAGCGTAATTAACACTTGCATCTTTGGCTGATGTTGAGAAGTATGGGCCAGCGCCAAGAGCGCCCAATTGGCTACCTCGCTCTGGGTCAAACACAGTAATGTTGCTGTACGTTGTGCCGTGAAATGCTTGGAACACAGCACTGCCACCCTTGTATTTGGATGTATCGTCGGCAGGAATAATTGGGTTTTTGCCAACCCAGTTTTTGAACCCCTTGGTTTCAGGAGTGCGCAGGCTGTACTTGGCGGTTGAGACTGATATATCCTTCAACCCTTTGAACTGCGCTTGATTAGGCACAACAACTGTGTCGCCGTCTGTCTTGGGGTCGTACTGAACAAAGAAACCGCCAGTCTTTTCGGTGGCGTTCTTTTCGCTCAAGTTACCAGCCTTGTTCTTCAGGCCAATGATCATACCCTTGCCGTCAGGCTGTTTAGGGTCAAGGAAGCGAGCATCGTAATCATCGCCATTCCACACGCGATACTTCTCGCCAGTCTCTTCATCAACCAAGAACGATGGGATGCCAGACTTGCTGGAAAAAGCCATTGCGACGTTCTGACCCTTGTTTAAACGTGAGCGCATGGTGGCCCAGTTGTGGTCGTACTTGCCAGACTTGTCTTTGAAGAACACCTTTTCACCGTTTACAACCTGACCAAAGCCGGTTGAGGAATAGGTTAAGTGGTGATTTGGCGCAATGGACTCGCTACCCAGCTTGGTGTAGTCATAGAACATTGTGTCCGGGTTGGCTTCGATGATGGCCCGGAACATTGTTGGTTTGAAATCAGATGTAACGTTTAAACGCACAGCAGGCTGATAGATCTCTTTGGCGATCTTCTCGTTCTTCTTGGTTTCTGGGTCGCGTTTGTTCTGAGTCTCAGATGCGCACCATTTAGCCAGTGAGTCAATCTCAGCTTGAAGAACCATTGCAAACTCTTCGGGATGAACGACCAGCGCCTCTGTTTTAAGGTACTGCATCATCCTTGCGGCGGCGCGGAATGAACTCTTCTGTATGTCGCCCACATCCTCAGATGCAGCTCCTCCAAACATGAAGTTACCACCAGATGTTTCACCCAAACACAAACCTTCGCAGATTCCTGAGCGGGGGCAGGTAGACACCTTTTCAGAGATTTGCTGGGCAGAGGCAAGACCAAGACCCATAGAGGCAACGCTGTTGCCGTCCCAGTCCAAGTCGTACTCACCAACGCGAGTCTTCTCCAGCTTGCCGTTTTCAGTCAGCAACGTGCCTACGTTATGTTCAAGCTTCAAAAGCTTACGGGCGCTGGCAACCATCTTCTTGCGCTCTGCCGCAGTTGCATCCTTGTACTTTTGAACAGCTTCTGCAATCCGCATTTCGTGGTCGCTGTAGCTAAACGACTCAACAATCGCAGATTTGCGTGATTTTTGGATGGACTGGAGCTTCATCTTCTTGTTGAAGAAGTCTCCTTGCGCCAACGGAATAAAGAAATCTCTGCGCCCATTGTCTTGGACATCATCCAGTTGAAGCATGTCGGGATGGACGTACACCAACACAGTGCTGCCGTCAAACTCTTGATCAAAGTTTCCACGGTTGCGTAAGACATCTGCGCCGTTTGACTCGTTGGTCAGGTAAATGCGGTTACGGCCTTCAGATGGGATGATCTTCTTGTTGCCAATCTTGACCGCATTCTCTTTGGTCGTGTGGTAGTAAAGGGTGATCAAACCGTTTTTGTTGATAGGTACGCCCAGCGTCGCATCAAAGCTTAAATGCTTCTCAGGGTTGTACTTCTGAAGAGAGTACTTTGTGCCATCGGTTGGCAAGTCTAAGAAGCCCTCAGACACATATGGACGGATACCGTTTTCTTCTTCGTACTTGTCTGCGGCTTCTATTGTTTGCTTGCTGGCCTTCCATGCGTTTTCTCTTGACTCGCGGAATGCTTGGCCTTCATCGGTGCGGAATTGTCTTGGCTCTAAATCTGGTATTAACGCACCATTTTCTTCCGCAAGGTCGTACATGGCTGTAGCCAATCCCTTGCGACGAAAATTTTGATTAACGTTGACATCAGGCCCAAACCTACGACCATCTTCAGTTTCGTTTTTGTAAAACACAAGACGACCAACAATATCGCCCTCTTGATCAACGGCAGCAATCACCCCTCTTGTGTCGTCAGTTTTTTCTGCGCCTAATACCAAGTTAACCTGAGTCCCGTCTTTCAGTGTTATTGGTTTGGAGTTTCCTTTGGCTACCGCTTCACTGATGGGATCAAGATATTCGGATTTGTAGGCGTTAAGCGCGGGGCCAGCGATAGTGTTTAAAGACACTGGCGCAAGACTAAACTTTTCTCCCTTGCCGCCAGCTTGCTTACCGGCCTTCAACTCTCCACGCTCAATCTTGCCAAAGATCTCGTCCGCAGACTCAAAGCCTGCGCCGGTTAACGCCTGACGCAGCGCCTTAAAGAACTGTTGTAAGCGTTTAAACAGTGCATCCAGCATACCTGCCGGGGCTTTGCCAGCAGCCTCAAAGTCAGCAAAGGCATCAGCAATTGCCTCTTCAATGATGTCGTCCTCGGTCAGGCCAAGGTTGCGGTACGCCTGTAAACGGGATGTGTCTGCATCAAACTTGACGTTCTCAAGGTACTTGCCAATCCATTTCTCTTTGGCCTGCTTCTCCAAAGACTTCCACTGCTGGGGCGTGAAGAAACCAAGCTCTTTAAGGGCATGTAGCGCCTCATGGCGCATGGTCTTGATGGGGTTGATGGCGTCAAACGCCACTTGAATCAGCTTGTCAGCACCCTTGAAGGAGCCTTCTGCGTTGTTTTCGATGGCCCGAACAACGTTTAAACCAACTTGTTCGAGGCCAAACTTCTTCAGCAGCGGGAGCAACTTGGCTTCCAACTCCTTGAGCTTGGCTTCAGTTTCAGGGGTGCGCACACCCGCCTTCTCTAAGCCTTCAGCAGTTCCCTTGACCTTGATGCCGGGGGTGGTGCGCTTACGCTCACCCAACTCAACCTCTGCGCGTTTACCAAATGCACCGCCGCGATCAGCGATGGTCTGGAGTTCTGCGTCAGTTGCTTGAGCAAGGATGCTCTTTTCCGCTTCAGTCTTATTGGGGAATGTGCCAAGCTTCTTGCCGCCCTTGGTGACCGTATGCTTCTCTACCTTGGTTGTTTTCTTTCCAAGCGGGACAATCTTGAGTGGCGCACGGAAAGCCTCAGCCTCATCAAGAAGCGAGGTAATCTGTGCGCTCTTGGTTACGTTTGCTGCTTTAAACGCATTTACAGCCTTTGTATGTTCTGATGTACCTGTTAAGCCATCAGCTTCCATCTGAACAATTTTGGCTTGTTCTTTTTCAAGATCTTGGCGGATGCGGTCAGCCGAAGCTTCTTTTGCCTTAGCATTTGCCTCGCGTCCACGGGTAAGCGACGCTAAACGACCTTTAGCATCAACCTCTTCAGCAAATGTTTGCGATTCGTTCTTTTGTGAGCCTTCTGCTCGTACAACATAGGCAGCAGGGCGCTCATCGCCAGCCTCTGCGACCTTCTCAATGCCGTAGCCTTCTGGGAGTTGTGCAGTCTTTTCTGTCTTTATCTCTTCTGGCGCACGGACAATTTGCGTTTCAACAGGTGAAATGTCGGCTCTGCGGTGATTACGTTTGGCTTCTGCCTCAGTTCCGTATGTGCCAAGAACATCGCCAGCTTTGTTTTTGGCTTGGAAGCCAGTACCTCTTTCGATGATCAAGTCTTCGTTTGAGGCGGCAGTCCTAAGCACTTGGTCTGCGTCACGATCAGTCTTGAGATCAGTCTGCGCTTTGACAGAATTACGAGCCTGCTCAAGGGTGACGGGCTTGCCCTGCTTCACACCCATCAGCGCAGTGGTTACGCCTTGGTTGTATTGATCCTGTGTAAACCGTGTGGCGTTAGAACCTTCAGGCAGCACAAGTTGCGCCTCAGTGCCTTCGCGTGGCAGGGCATTTAAAGCCTTGTAAGCCGAATGAAGCTCCGGCTGCGTCATGGTGTTTAAATCAGATTTGCCAGTTGCCCGGGTCAGGAAATCAGAAAATCCCTTGGTTTCAGTGGCAACGTTCTTTGCCAGAGCGACCTTGTTGATGTCCTCTGGTGTATAGGTTTCGTTCTTGTATCCTGTTTTATACGCCAGAATACTGTTTAAAGCACCAGCCTCGCCCTCTGGGTTTTGGGCGGTCATTGCGTCTTTGATGTCCTCAATACTGTAGGACTTCAGTTTCGGCAGGTTGTTGTCTTTGCGGTACTTGTTCAGGTAATTGACGACAGTGTTGTTGCCAATTGCCTTGCCGAGTTCGTCTTCGGTGACGCGACCGACAGGATCTTGCAATACGTCTTTAGGCTCTTCGTAGGTCTTGCCGGGGGCAGGCAGGAGAAGCTGTTTGCCAGTTGCTCCCAAGCCCTCTCTAGCTTGACTCTTAATCTTTTCAGATTCAGCCGCACGTTTATCAAGCTCAATATCTTCCTTGGCTTGACGCAGGAATTGGTCGGTGGCGTAGTCCTGACGGGCAGACCTCATACCCAACGGAGAGGCTGCACCACCAAACAAAGCGCCAACTGTGGCATCTCGCAGGCCAGCACCCAATACACCCTGCATGGGGGTTACATCTGCGCCTGTTGGTTGCAGTGCAACATTCTCACCATACTGACCAAATGCACCTTGAGCGCCTTCAAGCGGGGCCTCTGTCGCCACGCCTTTGGCAAGCTGACCGAGGTAAGAGGGGGCTTTGACGGCCTTTTCTGGCAATGCGCCAATGCCTGCGTCAATAGCCTCTTTGGTCATTGCACCTGTTGGAGATGCCTTGCGCATAGCCTTAGCAATGCCGGGTTCAGCACCTGTGGCGGCATCTAATGCGCCAAGCAAAGCCGCCCCGCCAGTTTGAAGAGCCATTTCTCTTGAATACTCAGATGATTTGATGGCAAGCTCTTCAGCTTCTTTTTCAGTCTTGCCCTGCTTCATGTATTCGGCTTTGACGGCATCAAACACGCCGCCCTTCATCTCGCCAACGCCTTGTATAGCGCCCACAGCCAACTTGGCTATGGTTCCTACGCCCAGCGCCAGACCAGCAGGGGCTGAAGCGGGAAGAGTTGCAATACCAGCAACAATAGCTGGCACAGACGATCCTGCGGCTTGCGCTAGGGATTGAATGGGAGCTTCAGTAACGCCACCGATAAACGCTTTGGCTTCTTGGAATAGGCTACCCGAACGGGCGGCTCGGTCTTGCAACTCCTGTCGCCGGGCAATCTCTGCTTGGCGCTCTGGTGACAAGCTTTCTTGCAGGTAGCTTTGCGCTTCACCAAGACCTTTGGATATGTCAGTGCCAGCGCCAAAGAAGTCGACAATGCTTTTGCCGCCGCCAACAACGCCGCTACCAAGAGACTTAAGTGTGTCGCCAATCGACATAGGAGCAGATTTAGCCGACTCCAGTTCTGCGGTTGTTTTAGCCGCCATTGGGTTTTGTTCGGCAATTGTGGCAAACAAATCTTCAGGGTTTGCGTTCGCAGGCCCTTGAATGCGATATACCTTACCGTCTGGCGCTTGGACTTTGTATACTGGCATGGTTACTCCGTGCCTAGAAGTTTAAACCCTTTTTGAGCTAATGGAGTTTGGGTTGGGCTTGCCTGCGCAGCGCCGCCTTCAGACGGTGACATACCATAGGTTGCGTAAAGCCTGTTTATACGATCCTGCCTCTCAGCCCTGCTTCTTTGCGCCAACTTGGAGTCGCCCTGCAAGGTTATTGGCGGAAACTCTTTGTCAATATCCGTCAACTCTTTAGCCAAAGCCGCCTTGGTCGAGGCATCACTCCGAATATCGGCGCTCATACCATATCTGAGTTTTGAGGCTTGTTCCAAAGCTTGGGACATAGTCAAGGATTGGTCATTCTTCATCAGTACCGCAGCAAGTGAACGCAAATCTTCAGGCTGTCTTCCTGCTGTTGCAGCCACTTGTTGGCGCTGGACAGCCAACTGTGCTTGTTCGTTTTTGAACTGGTCTTCGTAACGAGCCATTGTTGCGGCAAGTTGTTTGTCTGCTTGACGACCTGCGCGAATCTGACCAGCCAAGATGGCGGCATCCTTCATGTTGCCGTTTTGCAGGGCAACCTCGTACTTGGTCTGATCCATCTTCAGCTTGTTGTAGTTCTGCTGTTGAGCCGCAATCAGGTCTTGTGTCTTTGCGGCGGCTGTTGCCAACTCAGGTGCGGCGGCTGATGCGCTTTCCAAGAACCTAGCTTTAGGTTTTGCTGCCGCAGCAGCCATCTTGAAACCAAACTGAGCCAGAGCCTGACCCAAACCCTGCTGTTTAATTGCCTCACTGTCGGGCTTGGCTTCTTCAACTGACTTGTTGATCTGGTCAAGCAAAGGCTGGTAATCACGTTTAAACATCTCAACGTTCTTCTGGGTCTCTGCTCTCAAGTCTTGCTCAGGCTCACCTGTTTGTGCTGCTAATTTAGAAACAGCAGACTCAACAACGGCTGGCATACCCTTTTTGGTTTTGTCAACGACTGCGCCGCGATCAGCAAACGCAACAATGCCGCCGGAAGCCATGCCCTCTTCCATCTGGTCAGCAAACTCAGGGGTTATGGCTGCGCTAATACCACTGCGGATAGATGACCGTTGTGCTATTTCTGCGTCAATCATGTTGGCTTGCTCAACATCACGTCTAGCTAAAGCAGTTTGTTTTGCTTGCTGTAACTGTTGGTCGCTCAGTTTTTCAAGGATGCCTTCAACGTTTTGGCTGCTGGTGACACCACCATCTGCATAACGAACTACAGACTCGCCATCCATGATCTCACCGCCATCGGCAAACTTCATGCCCATTTGAGACAAGCCATACGCACCCATACCCAAGCCAGCAAGCTGACCCATTGTGCTGCCGGGGGCCTCATACACAGTGCTTGTAGACTTCTGACCCAAAGGCATACCACGCACCAAGTCAGACATGAAGCCCAACTGCTTGTATGGGTAGTTCTGTTGATTCAGGAAGTCCTGATACGCCATGTCCAGCGGACGCTGGGCTTGCTGTTGCATTTGACCGCCGTATTGGTTCTGCAACTGATTGACCGCTACGCCTTGCTGAATGCCTTGGCGGAACTGATTTGAAGCTTGGTCAAACGCAGATTGCGCACCTCTGGCTTGGATACCGCCAAGAGTTCCCATCAGACCACGTTCACGCTCTGCACGTTGGATAGCTTCACGACCGCCGCCAAAAGCACCTGCCTGTGTGGCTTGCGCCTGTTGCATGGTGTTACCAATTTGATAGTCACGAATTGCCCCACGCTTTTCAACGTCCACCACATTCTGCATGTAGGGGGACATGTAGCCGCCGACATTCTCTTGAAACCCTCTTGGGCCTGCGTCCATGTTTGCAGCGCCTTGGAACGACTGCATCTGCATTGGAGTAAACCCAGCAATACGGTTACCGCCGTACTGTTGGTATGGGTTTTGGTTGATGTCGGTAAGCGCCGCGCCTTTAGCAAGGGTACTCTGTGCGTATGGACGCGCCCATTCGGGAAGCTCTACCGTCTGTGTAGTTTTATCAGGGGGAGGGGGAGCGCCACCACCACCGCCGCCGTCGCCAAGGACTAAACCACCAGCCTTGCGGTAGGTCGCAGAATCACCGAGCGGTTCGCCCAATGCGTATAACTCACGACGAGAATAGCTGCGCTTCATAATTCAATCCTCATTACTTGGTGGGTATTTTCCATACCCATTTTCTTGTACATCTCAACAAGAGAGCCTCTTGCCCAACATTGGGCTTTCTTTGCACCGTTGAGCCGCATAAATTCTTTGGCTTCATCAAACACGTAGTCCCTGACAATTCCTTTACCACCCATCAAATTCACATGCCCAATGCGCTCCATTGGGTAGTCAATGAACTCAATCGTGCAAGCACCGGTTATGCCTTCACTGGGTTCTTCCCATACCAACAAATGCGTCCTACCTGTGCGAATGCTGTACTCAATGAACTGCTCGTTGTGTGACCCCGGCTCCAAGTCCATCGCTTTTTTGAGGAGGGGCAGAGCAACAGGCCATACGACTGGAAGATGGTTAGGGTGAACGTGATGCAGAGGCATAGTTACGCAGGGAGGTATTTATCAGAGCGGCTGTTCTTAGCTACCTTACCCTTACCCACCGTCTTGCCGCGAGCCTTTTGAATCCTGTCCATCATTGCGTACAGCTTACGTGCGCCAGCTTCGGTCGAGCCATTACCCAACTCAGAAACAATACGTGCCGGAACCACAAACTCACCGTCAGCCAATCGTGCAGGTTGCTTCTTGCCGATCACCGCAGGGATAGAGTCGGATACACCGTCACCGGGGCCACGCAGTAATCTACCGCCATCAGAGTAACCACCAAGGTTGTAGCCTGCGTCAGAGATGCCGCCACCTTCGGCAAACCTACCGCGATTTGCGTTATAGCTATTTGCTGGGGGCGCTCCAGCTTTACCGCCAATACCCCCAATCGAAGGCTTCTTTTTGGCTTTTGCTTTTGCGGCTTCTGCTTCTGCTCTTTTTGGATTTGGTATGTATCTTTGCGTATTTGCATCGAAGATGAACTCGTCTTCTGCGTTGGTTGATGCAGATGGGGTCACGGCTCTTAAACCTGAATTTGCCACAGCAACAGGCGGGGCGTTCAAAGTTCTCTGTAGGTAGTCGTTGTACTGCGCTTGCACATCAATGGGCGCAGGACGGTTAAGGTATGCGTCGATAAAACGCTGAGATTCTTTTGCTCTAGCCAATTCGGCAAGGCTATCTACTTCTGGAACTTCAAAAGCAGATGCGCGTGTGCTGATAGGTGTTGTGGGTTCAGCGGCTGTGTATGAAGTGGGTACTGGGGGTGCTGCTGGGTCGGCTGTAGCGCCGCCATCGGCGTAGCCATAAATTTTCTTGGCCTCTTCGTTACCGATGGGACGGTAAGAGGGGTTCATAAAGGTCTGCTCTTGACCTGAAGCACTCGCATCGGGCATAGGGTTTACATAACCGGGGCTGAAAGCATAGCGTTGGCCCATGTCCGTATTGGCTTTTTCTTCCTCTGGGGTTTTTTTCTTTGTAGGATATAGCGAAGCCGCGCCGGATGCAGCCGACAATGGGTCTTCTTTAACAAACTTCATCAAGTTAGATGGAGATATGTTGCTACCCATAGTTTTAAGGTTGTCCATGAAGGACGGCGGGGCTTTTACGGGGGCTTGAAACGCGGGGGAATTACCCGTCATTACAGAGTAATGATTTGGGTTGGGCGGTGTAGCGGCAACGGAAGCGTCAATAGCCTGCGAACCTGACAGTGCATTTTGTTTAGCCAGCAAGTCGGCAGAATTCATAACCCCCTGTGGGGGCAAGTTCGTTACTACGGGGGCGGCGGTAGCGGCTTGTTGAATCGCGGCGTTTTGTATGGCGGCTGCTTGCTGAGCTTGCTGAGCGGTTTGAGCGGCAGTTACTTGAGCGGCGTGTTGCGCTTGCATTGCTCCAGATATACCCGACTCGGCTGCACCAGCAGCCGCAGGAGTTGCGCCACTAGCCATGAGTGACGAGCCTAATCCTGCGCCACCATAAGCACCCAAGCCCGCCATCAAACCTTTTTCAAGGCTACCGGTCATTAAAGTCATGCCGCCACCGACCATCAATGCAGCCATAGGAGCGCCAACACCCGTAGCAGTCAGGGCTGCGCCCGCCACCATAGGCAGGATAGACTCAAGGAAGCCAGCTTCTGCCAAGCCCGTCTTTGGGTTGATGGTCAATTGACCGCCGTGGGCTTTGGCAATTGCGTTTAAACTGTTCACTTCCCGTGGGGACATGTGAACGAGCATGGAGTCATTACCACGACCTTGCGAAGACAGATGTTGGGCTGCGATTTGTAGGCTCATTTTTGCCTCATTTAAACGGGTTTATTGATAGTATCATGATGGGAGCCTTGACACAAATGACATCGTAGCTACGACGGACTGGGTGGACGGTTTGGTTGGCGCGCCGGAAGCAGCAAGGTGCTGGATGCTAACAGCGGCGTTAGGCACAGACCAGTAGATTTCCACATAATCGCTTGCCGCCATATTTAAAAAATAATTCCAGCCAACAATTGAATGCCCATCCGTACCTCCGTGACTACCCGGAATAGATACAAAGCCTGTTGATCCGGTAATGTTAGTCCCGTTTTGACGCAGCCAAATATATACATCTTGGACGTTACTGTTTGTGTTTGCAAACTGTGTGCTGAACTGTAGGTTGTAGATGCCCGCATTCACCACCGTGATTTTGGACGAACTGATTGACACCTCATTGGCAAAGTCTGTGGTGTTGAGCGTCATCAGCGTGGCGGTGTTTGCCGTTGTGGTCTGATCTTGGTCGCTGGAGAACGCTCCGTATGGAAACTTTAAGTATTTAGCGCCGGTCGGGCCAAGTAATGCCCCAAACGCACTGTCAAGTTGATTAAAGTACAGCCGCAGAATATTTTCAAACTGATCTTGGAATTGCCGGTCGTATTCATTAGGCGCAAGCGGTAAGTTAGGCGCAACAGGGTTTATAAAATCCGCTAATTTTGGTTCAAATCCAGCCATTACGAACCCCTGCGTCCGTCGGGCTTGATGTCAATACGAGGCGCACCCAACTGCCACTGAAGGCCAAGCTGAGTGCCGTCCACCCTAAACGACATCTGACGACCGCGCACCCGAACATAAATATACTGGGTGAACTGCTCGACCGGCACGGTTGCTGTGCGGGTGACAGTGCCGGAACTTACGCCACCTTCAGACTCAGGCGTGTTGTACCCAGAACCAGAGCTTTGCAATGGCTTAATGGTCATGGTTACTTGTGGGCTGGCAGCAGTAGAGCCACGGAACGTGATGTCAGGAATTATTCTCCAGATGAACCCAAAGTTGTGACCATCACCAATGTCAAACTCAGAGGAAGCAATGTATGACTCAATAGCCACGGCAGTTTCTGTGGTGCGGTCATCTACGCCATACTCATGGTACACAAGGTTGTTTGCGTATGTAGCGCCGATGGGGTACTGATTGATGCCAGAGTCCAGCCAAGCAGTCCTGCCCAAAGTGCCGTAGTACCAAATGTCTTCTGCGTAGTTGTACACAACATACTTGTCAATTACGGTTGAGCTAGACGAACAGTAGAACCACCAAACTTCGTTGAAGCCTTCGCTTGTGCCAGCAAAGAACTGAGACTGCTGGTCAAGGTTAATGTCTTGAAAGATGTATTGACGCAGGTCACAACGTAAGGTCTGAATGCGACCATCGTATTTGTAGAACTTGTCTATGCCCATCCAATAAATAACGCCAGAGGCAATGACCGCCGTGTTAAACCCAGCGATTGAGATGTTGTCGCCAAGAAGCTGTGAACCCCAAACATATGGTGGGCCAAGGTATTGCAGAGAATACAAAGACGCATCTGTAAACACAACAATCTCTTGCCGCGCCTGCACTGCTGTGCGGATTTCAGAGCCGTGGGACAGTCGGATAAAGCCAGCCTGATTGGTTGCCGCAGGTGTCCATTCAACAACCGACTCTTGGTCTGACCAACGAATCAGCATGGGGTCAAGCGTACCGCCACCGAAGGGTGTAGCACCAAACGCAATCGCGAACCGGCTTGCGTCCGACACCATGACAAAATCCACGGCTGCTGGCACATCCGATGCGCCGCCCAAAGAGGTCACTGGGATGGCGCGAGGAGAAACGTAATGCGTACCAGACTGCGTTCCAGATGTGGTGATATACACCCCAGCCACTGCGTTTGCATAAGTGGTTGAAAGTCTAAACGTCGAGCCGGAAGCGCCGCTTACATAGTACACAGTACCTGAAGTCAGCCCGGTCGGCAGTGCGCCAGTGGTAACCAAAACAACAGCCATCGTGTCGGTTAAGCTGCCGTAGCCAAGTGTGAACACGCCGGGGGTTGCAATTGTGATGCTTACTGGGTTTGGTGAAGCCCCAACCGAAGCGTTCCAGTAGTACATCGGGCCACCACGATAGGCAAAGATCAAGTCCTGCCCAAAGTTAGCCTGCGACCAAATCCTGATAGGCGACACGCTTGGAGTGCCAACACCCCAAGGGCCTTCACCCCAAGGGCCAGCGCCCCAGCCAGTTAAAGGTTGAGCAGCATCTTTACCGACATTGATCTCGTAGTACGCATTGACTGGATTGCCGCCATTTCCAGTGTCATACACGCCAGCCGCAACAGAAGACTGAATTGTGTAAGAGTTGGTGTTGACAACTGTAATTTGAAAGCTCTGGTTAAGAACTTCAGCCGTGATGCCGCTATTAACGTACAGAGAGAACGTACCCGACCCTGCGGTTGTTGTGCTGATTGCCGCGCCGTTTGGCACGTTGGTGAAATTAACCGTAGTGCCTGACACAACATTGATGTAGTACTGGGTGTTTTCAGCCAAGCCAGCAGGTAATGAGCCACCAGCAGATATTGTCAGGATTACGGGAGTGTTCTGCGCAAGTGCTGTAGACAAGGTGAAGTTTGTGGCTGTGGAGCGTGTAAACGTCTGCGTACTTAGAGCTACCGCGCCCAAGAAATTAACGAAGTCACCATCCGTTGCTCCATGTGAGTTGTCCGTAACTGTGATGGTGGTTGAGCCTGCGGTTGCCGCGAAAGGGCCGTTTAAACTCATCTGCACCGAACGCAGTGGCGTGATGTCGTCGTAAGCACCACCGCTGGATATGTAGAACTTCAGGTTTGTGCCAACGCCGATATAGTTAACGCCACCTAAGCTGTCCCATGTCCACAATGAACGGCATGTACCTTCAAAAGTACTGGTGGAAATCTGCTGCCAGCCGCCAATCTTCTCTGGTGTGCCTTGACGAAACCGCACTTTGTCGCAGTCGTAGTAACCCCCTTCGGTGGTGTACCTTGTGTTTTCCCTGTTTATACCGGGCTTGAAGAGGATCTTTTGTAATGGCATGGCATCAAGCTACTAGGCCGGGAACATATTGCGTTTTACCAGCGACCTTCATAGCGGTCAACTCCTGTTTTTTCAGGTTGTTTGGGTCATACGAAACATGCACCCAGCCACTGTCAGGTATGCCGGGAGTGTAGAACTCAAGAATGAGTTGTGTGTATTCTAAGTTATCCATGATCCATTGCGCAAGCTCTGCGTTGGGTATGCCTTCAATTTCTATATCGCCTGCTTGTCCTTTGACATGGTCTGAGGTCTTTGAGCCTCCCGTGGCTACATTTGTAGCAATACTGCGGAACCCTGAATTTACGGTTACACGCCTGCCAAAATGGTCGCGCACAGGCTGAAGAACCTTTTCCGCCAAGAGCCTCAAAGCTGCAATTTCTTTTTCACCGGGGGTGTTGTCCAAACCCATGCGCAAGGCAATATCTGATCTTGTTAATTCTTTTAAAGAAAAATTGGCAGACAAGTTCATTTATTTGGCCTTTCGTTGTACAAATTTGCGGTTCATTGCTAGAAGTTGTCATAAATCAGAGATAGGATTTTACTTGGCAATCATGCCATAACCAAGGGGAATATCATGTACAAGATTGAGATTAACATTGCAGAGTGGGAATTTGGAGATGACTCAGTAACCATTGAGACAGATGATTTTGAGAAAATTGCAATCATCCAAGAGTTCATTGAATTCCAACAGCAGTACGGCTGGTGCGTCGACTATGACGTGACTGACGAATTTGAAGACAACCAGTTCGATGAAGAAGTCAGCGAAGACGACGAAGGCGAAACCGACGAAGACGAAGAATCCGGAGAATACGAAATCGGAGAGATCGTAGAAGACGAAGATGGCTTAGTCTGGGTTCGTGTGTCATAATTCAGGTGCAGTTGTTACTTGCAGGGGGGTCTTAGGACTCCCCTTTTTTTATTCGCCATTTGCAAATGGCAAACAAGTCACCTCGGCATCCGTCTCAAGCCACACCTTTGCCCCGCATGAGAGGGGGTTGTTGGGCTTATATATCAGGCGACTTGGCCCATTGATTTCGACTGCATGTGCGTAGGTGTTGCTTTTGTATGTTTTGACTGTTAACACTGGATCATTTGCACCACTTTTTGCGTTGGCTTTAATGACGTGCTGATTCACATGAATTATTGTTTTCACATTAATGCTTTGTTTTATTCAATATCGTGTTCAGCTTCTATGTCTCTTGCCAACTGCCGCCAGTCAAGACTGCGGCGGTAAAGCGTGTAAACGCGCTCGTCAGTTAAAGGCTCGGATCTGCGGTTTAATCTGTCATTTGCTTGCGCCAAAGCAAGCTGCGTTTCATGCAGAATGTTATGCAGTTCTTTGATTTCTGATCTTAGATAAGCAACAAGGTCATACGTCATAAACCTTACCCCTAAACTCAATTTGATTCTCACTCCACTTGTGTACCAACTCGGGCCATAAAAGCTTACCTTCATGGAACGTGAGTACCGCAAACCCTGATCGCCAGTTGGTTGGCGAGTCTTCCAAATAGTTCATGAACTGCGGCCCATCAGTCTCTGCCAGAGTGCCTGTATCAACGCCAAACCTATTTCCGTTGTAATCAGCATAAGGAGTTACCTTGAGACTGTGCAAGTGACCCGTGACCATCGTTTTTCCGCTCATGGAAGTGTTGTTATGCGTGGCATGGATTCCACCCTTCCAGCGGTGTTTTACAACGACATCTTCGGTGGGCCAACAAGACCAGCACGGCTCCCATGTGGGGAAGTGGTCTTTCAACGTAAAACCTTTTACAAACTCATATTGCGGCGCATTGGCGGCAAGTCTATTTTCAAATCTAGCATCATGGTTACCAAGTGTCCACACCAGCTTGACATTGTGCCGCGCTTTCTTGGCGGCATCCTCAATATCACCCAAAGCAATCTCGCAGGCTTTGAGTTCTTGTATTACTGATGGCGTTGAATCCCACCCAATGCGAGGATAACGAGAAATACTAGCGCCATCAAACACATCTCCATTGGCAATGATAGCCTTTGGTTGGAACTCTTTAATTGCCCAAAGAAGTCCCTTGTACGCTGTTGTATGTATGCCCGGCCAAAAATGAGCATCGCTAAAAACAAGAACAACGCCATTTTCAATCCCCAATTCTTTGCGAGCCGAATTATTTGGCTTGGCAATCATCTTAATTACGTTTGATTTTTGGGGCAGTGTAATGTCGTATCTAGCTTCTAAGTTATTTTTACGCCTCAGGATATTGCGTAGATCCATACCAAGGGCCTTTGCCATCACAGTGCCTGATCCGTGCGTTTTCCAAAGCTCAATAAACTCTTGATCGCTGTAAACAGTTTTGCCCATAGCAACTCCAATGAAGTTGCTTGAAATTAAACTAAATCAATGACAACCAAGTGAATTTTGATGTAAATTATTATTTTTTATTTGCTTGGTGAAGACTTATGCAACAATTCATCTTTACGTTGACTGCCAGCAGAAGAGCCAAAATAAAAAGCAATGATCCCAGTCCATGCTGTTCCCAAACTTCCAAGCATTAACATCAATGCATCAGATGTTTTGAAATGCTCAGTCATCAAGCCAACTAGGATTCCAAAGAAGCCAATAGTTACCACAATTGCCATCAGGCCGGGTATCCACGATAGCGTCTTGCTTTGCATCTCTCTTGCTGATTTGCGGTCATCAACAGCAATCTTCTCAAAGTCCAAACCTAACTCTTGCGCCCGTGCAGCCATTGCTATTTCAGCAGTTTTTAGTTGCGCAATTTGATCGGAGGTGAGTTTGCCTTGGTCAATGGTTGATTGAACATCTTTGGGGTCAATGCCAACCGCTTTACTGATTGCGTCAACCGCCAAACCTGCTAATGGGCCACCAAGGGCGGTAGCTATAGTCGGTGCAATTTGTTTAAGCCAATCCATCATTTTTCCTTTTCAAGTTGTTTAATTAGTTTTTGGACTTTTTCTTGTTGCTGTCTAGCTTCATGTCTAGCTTCCAAAATATCAATGTACAACATACCCATGATAGGTAGCAACAATACTACAAGAACACAAGCTGCTATCCACCCCACAACTATCTCCCAATCTTGTACAAGAGGCCGAGGAGCAACCACATATATAGGAGGAATAGGATAGTCGCCAGCAGATACGCCTGCCTTTCTCTTAGGAGCCGCTCCTCTTCCTTGCGTTGCCATGATTCATCATCCCGTTTCTTCCTTGCTTTGTCCTGCTCTATCTTGATGACATCCCGCATATCAAACACTTTGCTATACAAAGCCCCCATCTCTTTAGGAGCGCCGTACACCATTGCTTCTCTGATCTCCGTTTCCAGCAACGCCATTTGGTCTTGAGCCATGACCCGCTTTAGGGCGGCTTCCATCAGGTTAGCATCGGGGTCGTAGACTGTCTTGCTCTTCTCTTCCTCTTCCCTTATGTGGTCGGCAAGCTGCTCTTGCAGTTTAAAAAATTGGGAAAGCTGAACAACGATGTCTGCCATAACTTGGGTTTCGTCAACGGCAACGTAGGCTTCCTTCTTTTTCGCCACAGGCTTGGGGCTTGCGGTGGGCGCGGAACCGAAGAGTTTTTGCCAGAAACTTCTGACTGCTTTGGCATCGGTAACAACTTCATCAACAGTCTTTTTGATCTCCATGAAAGATGTTTTGGCATCTTTGTACAGCTTGCACCCCTGCTTGATTGCGGCGACACAAGCATTGGCGGCAAAGAGGATGGAGATCGGGTCAATTATTTAGCCTCAAGTGCAGTGATTCGTGCTGTCAGGGCTGTGATGATGGCTTGTTGTTCTTGGATGGCTTTAACAAGAGTGGGCAACATATCACCCATCGACAACGATTTGTATATGGTCTCATCGCTTTCATTGTTCTTCCATTCACCAATTAAATCAGGCAATACAGTTTCAACTTCTTGTGCAATAAAACCAGCCACATCTTTTTTGTTAGTGCCTTGACCTTCTTTCCAATCAAAGCGCCTTGGCTTAAGAGTCATTACTGCATCAAGCCCTGTTTCTAGATCGCGAATATTTTCTTTGAGTCTAAAATCAGAAATGGAGGTGATTGAGGTGCTTGTTGAATTAACCACACCAGAACCAGCAATAAAAAATTTGTTTGAGCCTCCATCATAAGTATCAATGAAGCGACCAGTTCCAATAGCGCCACCAGCTAATCCTGTTTCAATCTTAAATATGGTTGGATTTCCAGAGGTACTAAATTGAGAAATATTTAAACCTTGCGATGAGCTTGCCGCTTGGATTGAAACTCTTTCAGAACCTCTTAAAGCCGTAGTCCCCACCAGCAAGTTACCGCTGGAGTCGATACGCATACGTTCTGAGCCGCCATTGAAAAACGCAATTTCACCCCCGCCCTTCATAAAAATTCTGTCTCTAACAGTTCCAGATTCAACTGTTTGAAGATGCAAGTTTCCTTGTTCTGAGCCAGCAGTGCTGTTTTCAATACCCATGCGAATAGTGGCATAGGTCTGTTTTGTCGAGGCACTATCTAGACCTGACAGAGTTATCAAGTCTTGTGTGCCAGTTGAGCCGCCTGTATTTATGTCCAACTTGCTTGCTGGAGAAGCAGTACCAATCCCCACATTACCAGAGGAGTCAATCCGCATATCCTCAGTACCAGCCGTGGCAAAAGCAATGGTGTCAGCGGCAGGAAAAAACATACCTGTATTGGTATCTGCGCCTTGAATTGCGGGTGTGCCAGCAGAGCCATCAACTCCAGCTATGCCGCTTGTGCCGTTAATCGTTACAGTCATTGTTGCTCTCCTTCATCTGCGGGAAGTGGTGTGTTGCCCTCTGCAAGCCACTCTAGGTAGGCTTGGTAACTTGTGTTTGCTGGGTCAAATGGTATCCATGCAAATGTTGTTAAGCACTGAACCATGTTTGGGTATATTGAAAGTTGATACATTTATAGCTCCACTGATGCAGTCCAATGACCACGCAATACGTTGCCAACAGGCATACTGCTTGAATTAGCCCAAGTAAACTGTCTTGACCCTGTAACCGCTGTAGACATTGATTTATTTGCGCCAGCACTTACATCTCTCCAATTATTGATTACACCCAAACCTGTGTAATAAACTATATCTGGCCCCGATCTTTTTTCAACTGCAAACTGGATTGTGTCTTGCATATCTGCTTGAGGTGATCTTGTAGAGACTGTGCCAGTATCTGTCGATGTTGCTACTGCTACATCTGTGTTGTATGACTTTTCAAAATAGCGTTGACAAAGCTGAAGCTCAGTCCCATAAGGTCTGTAATCAAAGCTCGTTGCTGTTGAGCCTTTTTCTAGCTGTACGCCTGTGATGTAGAAAGTTGCTCCATTTGTGCCGACTACTGATGTTGCACCTGTGGCTGAAAGATATTGCGCCCCTGCCCATGCACCAGCAGTTCCGCTATTAGTTGCCCCAACACCAAGACCAAAGTAAAGTCTTATACCTTGAGTATTGTCTGTTGCCCAAGTGCCTGATGTATCGCCAGCAATAGTTACTGAAATATTAGTCCATGTATTGGCAGAAGAAACTGTATAAGTAAAAGGATAACTTCTATTAAAACCAGCATTTACTAATGAACCACCAAAAGTGCCAGTTAATGAAGAATAGACTTGAAACGACAAAGTAACAGTTCTAGCATTAGCAGTACCCCATTGCAAATCAGCAACATTAAATCCTTCAATTCCCTGATAAAGTAAAAAATAATCTGAAGCTGAAACAGAATATGCAGAAAGTGATGTTGCGCCTAAATAGTTTTTGAATCCTACTGGCGGCGTTACAGAACCAGCATTTTGTTGAGCAGAAAGTTTACTAGCTTGAGTAATTGTTAGCGACCATCTATCTAATGTATATGCACTACTTGTAGGTGTAACACTAGCCCCCGCATTCCTTTGTGAGACAACCATTGAACCATTGATGATGCGGTTTTTGAAGCCAAACGTGGAGGCAGAATCAAACTGCCCGGTAAGGGTAATACCCGTTGTTCCTGAGATTGCTATGGTCATGCTAATTGCTCCTCTGTGGGTTTAGGCAATGTTGGGTGTTCCCACTTTGCAATGTAATCACCTTTGCCATCGCTGTCGTTTTGCAGGTAAATGGTTTGGTTTGGGGCAATAAAATCTTCCAAAGTTAATTCGGGGTAGATTTGTTTGATTTTTTCAAAGAGTCCCATTTACGCTCCCCTTACCAATGAACCACAAAAATAAGTAAGGCCGCTATTTGTAGTTAGCGAGCTACCGCTTGCTTGGGCGTAGTAGCATTGAACATAATCAGAAGTGCCATTAAGGCTGATAAGCCCAGTTATTTGATAGCTTTGGCCCCCACTCAACGCAGTACCCGCTGAATATGTTGAAATAATAGGAGAGCCAATTTTATATATGTAAATAGATGGCCTATCTGAAGCAGAACCATTAATAAATACAACCGCAGTAAATTGATAATAGCCAGCAACATTTGGAGCAAAAGAATAAGCTGGCGCAGAAATGCCGTTTAAAGTTACTGTGCTTCCTGTATTGTTGTAACAACCGTTTGTGTCAAATGTTTCAGTTCCATTTGTTACTAGCGTGGCAACAGTATTAGCGCAAACAGTTGCTGCGCCAGTAGCAAAAAACGCAGGGCCAGTCCCCGCAAAAGTAGAAGCGGTACTTATTAAAGTTCCAGTGTTTGTAGGCAACGTCAGCGTGAAGTTGCTGTTTGTGTTTGGTGCGGCAATAGTCAGCGTACCTGTGCCGCTGGCATTACCTGAGAGTGCTACTAGGGACATGTGTTCTCCTTAAATTACGTACCAAACAGAACCCGTGGGAACTGTGACGGTGACTCCACCGTTGATTGAAACTGGGCCAAACGTACCTGCGTTCTTGCCTGTCGGGATGCTGTAGCTGGCTGTGACTGTCTGGTCGTTCTCAAAGAAGATCTGGTCACTACCACCACCCGCCGCACCGCCACCGCCACCTGCAACCTTGATGAAATCATTGGCAGATGAATCCCATGCGACAAGAGCAGAGCTTCCCGCCTCAATCTCTACGCCGGTTGTGTACGAGCTTGATGTACCACCACGAATATAAACCGAGCTACTGTCGGTGCAATTGTTGATGACGACGTAGGTTTTGCTCTGCTGCGGGGCGTAGATATACCGAGTTGTTGCTGGTGTACCTGTGGTAATCAGAATTGCATAACGAGCAGCATTGGTTGAAGCCGCCGCTGTATCGCCGGGGGTTGTTGTGGAGAGCGTCCAGTCTGTGCTGGTCACGCTGAAGGTTTGAAAGCCAGCAATAGCGTTCTCAACAAACTGCGTAAGCGTGGAGTTGGTTACGTTACCCCACGTATTGGTGAGTTCTCCAGTGACTGGCTGAACCAGCTTTAGTAGGTCGGTATATGCTGATGGCATGTTTAAACTCCTGTGTGCATTCTATTTCTTTATCAGACAACAGTCCAGACTGAGCCTGTAGGAACAGTCACAGTAACCCCACCAGCAATTGATATTGGCCCAGCAGATATGGCGTTTCTGCCTGTATTTATGGTTGAACTTACGTCAATTGTGGCATCGTTTTCTGTGTAACCTTCGCCACCAGATACCGATCTACCGGCTGGATACGTGACAAACACATCCTTTGTACCTGCGCTGAAACTGACCAGCGACCCAGAATTGCTTGAAGCAAGCACGGCTGTCCGTGCCAGCGTAGTACCTGACGAGGTGTAAGTCCCAATACCAACTTCCCACTCGGAAGTGCCTTGCCCAGCAATTGTGTAGTACGTAGTGTTGCCGTTACCAACAACCGCAAATGATTGAAAGCCCGTGACGGCTCCGGCAAGCGTGACTGTGCCTGTACCAACGGTGGTAGTAGTTTCCCGAACGCGATCAGCTAAAACTAAGGCCATGTTTTACTCTCAGGTTGTCCCAATTTCTGTCCAAGTATTGGGGTTACTATCGTTAATTATCACCCATGTAGTGCTTTCTGAGGTGTTTGTATTTACCCAATTTGCGTTCTGGCTATCGTTGATAAGCTCCCACAAGAACCGCGCAAAGAACGAATCAGATGCCGTGATCGTTTCTTGGATGGCACACATAAACACCTGCGTGACAAACACAACATCCGTTACAGAGCCAAATTCTTGGATCAACGCCTCAAATGTAGCGGCTGCATTAAACGCATCTGCGGCTGTGGACGACTCCACAATCTGAGCCGGGTAAATTGTGCGCCCAACTACAGAATCAGTTGCGGTCGCTGTCTCACTCACTGCGCCAAGGAAGGCAAAGGAGCTTGATACTACATCCGTGGCTGTGGCGTTCTCAGCAATCAAGGCCAAGTAGATCGGTGTCGTTGAAACCGAGTCTGTGGCTGTAGCAGTCTCCGCTACATTTGTAGCAAAAGTTTGTTTGGTAGAAGTTGAATCTGTAGCTGTCGCTGTTTCGCTGACCGCCGTCCGGAATGTGGCTTTGGACAAGATTGAATCTGATGCGCTGGCAGTCTCTACCACTGGGGCGTTGAACGTGCTGGCTGCGACCGTACCTGTGTCTGTGGCAGTTGATGTTTCCGCTACCGAAGACGTAAAAATGATTCTGCTTGCAAAAGAGTCTGTGGCTGTGGCTGTTTCCGCGATTGCGGACACAAAATTCTGCGAGGCAAAGAACGAGTCGGTTGCCGTAGATGACTCTGCTATGTTTGTAGCAAATGTAGCTTTGGCTGAAATTGAGTCCGTGGCTGTTGCAGATTCAACGACCGCACAGGGGAATGTTGCCTTGGCTGATATTGAATCAGTGGCAGTGGCTGTCTCAGATACAGAAGAGAGGAAAGTTAAAAGCGAAGAAATGCTATCCGTCGCTGTGGCTGTCTCTGCTATGAATGCGTTGTAGACAGAATTACTAAGCGACGAAAACGGGGCTTGTGAGAATGCGGATATGCCGAACACTCGTCATGCCCCACTCATTTAAACTGCCGCCAAATCAGATTCGGCAAACCAGCGCTGTTGTTTACGACCGTTGACATCTGTCCACTCAATCAAGTAAGACACATTGCCATCTTCATCCATGCGCATACTGATTACTGGGCCTTGTGGAACAACGCCAGCCAGCTTTACGACATCGCCTTTTTTAAATGTTGCCATGATTAACCTGCCAAGCTGAGTGTGTAAGTGACGTTCAGCGTATCGCCTGAAACAACAGAGCGGTCGCCGGGAGAGGTGAAGTCAGATGCAGAGTACAGAATGCCTGTTGATCCGTTCTTTGTGTTGTCGCTGACCAAGAATGCGCCGCCAACAGTTGATGTTGCGTTGATGCTGTACACAGCAGGAGAAGCTGAGTTTGTAGCTACAGATGGGTTGGCTGTGGTCGGTGTGGCAAATGTGCAAGCAGGGCGGGTTGCTTGGCTGTAAGGAACAACTTCAGTCCATCCGGCATGTGAAGCCATAGTATCGCCAGCGGCAGGACTGTTTGAAGCGCCTGAGCCGTACAAACCAATATACCAAGTGGCGGTGTACGCACTGCCAAGGAAGTACTTGTTGTTCATATCCTGCAAGCCGCCATTGACGACCAGATTGAGGCATTCAGCTTCCCACTTCAGGTTTCCGTCTTTGTCAAAGCACTGCATGGTGTAAACACCCTTGGCAGACGCTGTCTCTCCAGCTTCTAAGGCTTTGGTGATTGCGCTACCGATAACGTCGGCGGCTTGGGCTTTTTCTACGGTTGACATTTGTTGCTCCTTAAATAAGTCGAATGAGTGCAGATGTGCTGGTGTTAGCAGGCATCGTCACGATGAAACTATTGGTAGATGTTTTGTCATTACCAAAATCTAAAACGCAGATTGCGCCGTTTGCTCCGGCTTTGTAGATCAAAGCACCGCGAGCAGTGATTGACCCAGTCCATGCTGGAGATGTAAAGGATACATACACAACACTGCCGGAAGATGTTGGCTCAGATGAAACTGTTGCTGCTACAACTTGACCACCTGCAACGTAATTTCCACCAGACGCTTCGCCTGTAGTTGTGTACTCGGTCGTGGTTTGACTCAACGTGGCATTGTTGGTGTACAAGGCTAAATAGAACGTGTCGGTCGTCAAGTTGATTGACGCATTAGCCAAGCCAGCGCGAAGCGTGTTGCAGGAGAAGTTGCCGGTGAATGCCATTTATCGCACCCCGTTATTCTGAGGTAGCGGAACCACACGGTACTGACCACTGCGGTATGCGTCACTGCGCTCCAAGCCATCGCCAAGACGCTGAGCAAGTGCAAGTGCTTCTTTGTATTTGCCGTCATACAAGGCCATGATGTCTGGCTCGCCCTTCATGTAGGTGTAAGCCTCAACCAGCGTTCCGTACAACAGGACAGAATCAAAGTTATCTCCCAACCATGTAGTGGATGCCGTAACAATTGACTCAGGGTAGTAGTAGTAATGCAACTCGACGTTGTAAGCTGCATCGGGTGTTGGGCCAAGAATAAAACTTAACTCATTCGTTACAACGGGGGTTGCACCCGAAGTTGTGGTTGGGCCAAACAATGCGTAGTACTTGGGCAGTGCGGTGTCAGTTGGCTGTGGATACGCCTGACGAATGAAGTTCACATCCTTGTTCAACAAATACTCGTAGTTGCCACTTGCGTCAATCACCGCCATAGAGAACGATGACAAGAAGTCGCCGGGGCAAGACAAGTATTTGTTTCCAGACGTTGTTATCCCCGTCACGTTTTTACGCAACGAAGGGAACTGAACTGTGTTGTAGATGCGTTGTTCTGCCTGAGTTATGAACGTGTTCATATTCGCCGTCGGAACGGTGTTCTCAGTGTAGTCAGTGACCGCAACTACAAGCTGGGCGTAATTCATGCCATTGGGCCTCTAGACATCAAGCCTTTGGTAGCTGCGCCTGTGCCGCGCATTTTGATGCCGTCGGTTTTGACAGGCTGGTTGCCAGCAAATTTGCTGACATTACCAACGCTCATGTTGACTGTTTTGGCTTCACTGTGATTTGGCAGTTTGCCGGGGTTGGGTTCAATGCCAACAGCTTTGCCAGTCATGGTGTGTGGCTCGGCGTACACCATAGCATTGCCAACTTCTTTGCCCATTCGCTTGTCGCTGAATTTAGCCATGATTAACCTTTCATGCCGGTTTTTTGGTTGGCTACTTTAGCCATACCACGTCCCATTTTCATCATGTCATCATTGGTTTTTCCACCTTTGTGCATCTTAGAAACGCCACCCTTGGCTAATTTGGTCATAGGCTTGCCGGGGTGCAGCTTTTTCTCGTGCTTATGCACTGCACCAGCAATCATCTTTTTGTCTTGCTTTAAATCTTTCTTGTCCATGATCGACTCCTTATGTCGTTGTAACCGTTACTGTACCAAGTTCTATCGCTAAAACCAAGTTATTTGGTGTCAGCCCTGCGTCAAATCCACTCGCCCCGCCAACAGGATACCAACCCCATTGGAAGATTCGACTGCCGCCTTCTACCGTTCCTGCTCCATCAATCCCAGTGCCGGTTGGGTCAAGCTGCAACCCGTTTGTGCCTGAAAGCACATAACTGCGATCAGGGCGTGGATTCCTCAAAGCCTGCGGGTCATCGATGGGGTACATACCCAACTGCAACTGAGGATGGTCTGGATCCCAACAAGCCGGACAAACCAACAAGTTATATTGTTTTGTCTTGATGATCTCAGTCTTCAGAGTCTTCAGTTTAAACCGTTGTCCGCACCGATCACACTCCGAAATTGCATGTCTGCCGGAGGCATAACGATTACTCACCGTTACCTCCCAATGTAGGCTTGACGGGGTACAAGTCTCAAAGCTGCCTTCTCGTGATCTTCATAGGCTGCAAGCTCCCACGCCTCGTCATACTGCGTCTTGAGGAATGGGATGCGCTCTGCGCCGTTTGGAATCTTTCCGGCGATGTAATACGACAGGCCAGCCGCCATACAAGGCAAGAATCTAAAAGGCACATCCATGATGTTGACACCGCCGCCTGCGTCTTGGGTACGTCGCAGCCGCCAATACACAAATTGGTATTGCTGTGCATTGTCTGGGGTAGGCCAAACGGTGATCGCTGGAACTTGCTGCCAATAGACAGCAGTCGTACTTGTGTGGCTTGCGGCGGTTGTGTTTTGCTGACCCCGGAAACAGTTATATAGGGTGTTCCCGTCTATGTAGCTATAGTTGATGATCTCGTTGTCGATCTTTACAAACCCAGCGGCTGGCAAACCAATTGCAGTACTTAGCGTAATTTCAGTTGAAGTGGCTGTGATTGCACCATTTAGGGTTATCCCTGTCGGCGAAGTCTGACCGTTGTACCGTTGAATCCAAACCTGAATAGGTCTGGCTTGTTGAATCTTGTTGGGGATTGTGGCGTAGGTAGAAACGCTAATTCTTGTGATACTCAAGTCAGCCTGAGTTGCGGCTACGTTAGCGCCTGTACGGATCACATGCTCAAGTAAATCAATGGTGTCGTCTGGCAGGGCGTAGGTGTTCTGGCCCTGCACAAAGTCAATCGTGCCGGTCTCAATCGTCCACAGGTTGATGCCACGGTTTGCCCAATCAGCAAACATGATGTTTAAACTGCGTCTGGCTGTACGCAGGTCATATCCGGTGCGAAGCTCACCACCGGCGCGTTCAAACGCTTCCTCCACCAACTCGGTGAGGTCTAGGTTGAAACTTACTGCGCCAGAGGTGTTTGCCATTATCTAAATCCTGCCGTTTTCTTTGCTATACCTTTGGGCTGGGCAACAAACTGCTTACCCGCCGCCTTGCCCTTGCGCTTGGCTTTGGTTGTGGCAGCATACTCAGCAGAAGACAAAGACTTGATAGCGGCTTCAGGAAGATACCTCTCACCTGTTTTTGACGAAGGCTTTCCCGACTTGGTGCGCCATTTCTGGTCACCCCAGTTTTTAAGGGAAGTCTGCGGTGCTTTCAATCTCTGTATCCTCCGCCAGCAGCTTTGTATTTCTTGGCTACAAGCTGCGCTTTCCTTGCTGACCACTGACCTGCGCCAGTGCCGTGCGTTGCCGCCGCTTTGACTTGAGACACAATCTTCTTACGAAGGCTTGGTTTCGTGTAGTTTCCAGCGGCGTTGACCTTGCCACCTTCCGCATACATATCCACATCCTGTGGCTTGTCCTTGCGGTGGATGACCTTCTTCTTCGGCATCTTTGACGGGTTCATTGCGCCCATACCGCGAGAGGCCATCATGATCAGCAAATCTTTCCGCGTGTCTTGCCCTTGGTGGCGATGCCGTCACCACGGCGCGAAGCAGTCATGCCCCCGGAGGCCATCTTGACTGTTCCACCACGCTTCATGCCCGAGGCTTCTTTGGCCTCACGTGAGCGGCGCTCTGCTGGGGTTTCAAAGTTTTTTACATAATCAGCAACACCACTGCCAATTTTTTTAGCGCCGGAAACCACTGCATCACTTGCAATTTGCGATGAGGACAAGCCGCTTGGCCCAATAGATTTAACTTTACCGCTCAAGTCGCGGTAAGTGCTGGGCATTGTTGATGGAGTTGCTGTAGAAGGAGTTGCTGCTTTGACAGAGCTACGACCTTCATTGCTGTAGTTAGGATTTTTGGCTGAAGCAGTAGAGCTACGGCCTTCGTTGCTGTAGTTTGGGTTCTTGACTGAAGCGGGACGTGTGCCACTGCCCACAGAAGACTTGGCCTTGTCTTTTGATTTTGGCGAAACAACACCTTGATTACCAGCTTGATCGTTTGGTGCTGATTTAGGCGCTGTAATTGCCTTTAGAACACCGGCGCTGGTGTCATCCGCCGCTGATTGAGCGGGAGACGACATGTCCGCAGCCGTAACCGAACTTTTTGTGCGAGCGTCACTGGGTGCATAAGAGCTTGAATCCGCCATCTTGCCAGCGTCATCTTTACCTCTCTGCGACAGCTTGTAGCCAATTGCGCCAAGCGCAGCCAAGCCAGCCAAATCTTTGAGTTTTGCCATCTTGTACTCCTTAGCAGGCTTTGCCGCCCTTGTTCATCTTGATCATCTTGCCTTTGGTTTTGCCTTTGACTTCAACGCCACCACCTTTAGCCATCTTCATGCCGTCTTTAGCCATGTCCATGCCTTTTTTCATCACAGGTTTGCCCATCTTGGAGGGCATTTCTGACTTGGCTCCAGCTTTTTTCTTAGCTATCATTGCCATAAAACCGGGGTTCATTTTCGTTGCCATAGATCCACCTTCTTTAAAAAGTTCCTGTTTACCTTGATTGGTTTTGGGATTGTTGATTGTTTGAGAGTCTGCACGTGTTTTGGAGCGAAACTTCATACCTTTGCTGGCCTCGCTGAAGTCCTTGCCCACGGCTTTAGGAACTCCAACCTTCTTCGCAAATGCTGGGTTATGCGCCACAGCATCCATGAATTTCTTTTGTTTTTCACTTGTTGCTGGCATCACTGTCCTTTGGCTTGAATAAGCTGATCAATCTTTGCTTCAAGTCTGTTAAAACGTTGGTCAATGTGGTCAGTAACTCTTTGAACCTCTGAATTGGTGGCGTAGTCACGAGCAATCTCCTCTCGGGTTATGTTAAGCAATCGTTCAATTCGCTTGGTTTCTTCGGTGTTTTGCTTAACGTCAGCAAACTTTTCTCGCAAGAAAAATCCAAATCCGCCAACAACGATTGACAAAGCCAGCGACCATAATGAATTTAAGTCCATGTCAGCACTTCCATCTTGCTAAGGAAGCCGCCTTGCGGGTGGGCTTGCCTTTTTCATCTTTCATCGGGCCGGGCATACCAGACATACGAGCGCAGAATGACTTCTTACGTGCGCCGCCTCCGGGTTGCGGAGCCTTAAGATTGCTTCCTGTTGCTGCGTTGTACTTGGCGCGACCTTTGGCGGTCAAACCCGCCCCCTTGGAAGCGGGTAGCTTTTCGCCACGACCAACAGCGAGGGAGGGGCCTTTTTTCTTAGCCATAGAACACCGTGCAAGCAGCTACGTTGGATAAATCTACGTAAATACCACTGGGGAACAAGATGCCTTCGCCGGGCAATAAGACGTAAATTGTGAATGAGTCACTTACGCCAACATCTAACTCACACAAAATAGCGCCACCCGAGCCGCCATTGCGTAACCGCACATAACCGTCTGCCCCAGTTCCTCGGTAGGAAAGAGCTTTAAAACGATTACGGCTAAGTCCGTCAATATTGCCGCTGGCAGTCAAATGCTGTGATCGTACGTCTGTCTGCATTGCCATAATCAATCTCCTTTAAAAAAGGGGCCGAAGCCCCTTGGGTTGATTAAGCGATACGAGAGAACACGTATGCAGTGGCGCTAGAGAACATAATTCTGAAGCAGGCCAGACCTGTAACGCCAGAAGGTACAGTCAACAAACCAGCGCCAGCGCCTGAACCGGCGGCAGCGGCAGCGGACAAGATGCCGTTAGTTGCCACAGCAATAGTCACAGTTGATGCGCCAAGAGTGTTGTCAACAAACAAGTCCAGCGTAGTGCCGCGAGTTGCGCCCAAGGCTGTACCAAGGTCTGTGCCGGTAGGCAAAGTAATAGTAGTTGGGGAAGCAGAAGTAGAAGTGATGTAGCCAGTAGCAACTTCTGCTGCGGTAGCTGTGGCTGTTGCGTTGATAGCAGCGGTTGTTGGGTGGTTTTGATCCGTAAAGACCAGATTTGCGGCTGTTACGGTTGTAGCAGCCAAGGTTGTTATGCTGGTAGCTGCGCCAAGAACAGAGGTGACGGTAACTGCGCCAGTGGTTGGGCTGATTGAAACAGTCTCAAAACCGTTTTGCGATCTTACTGGGCCGCTGAATGTGCTATTTGCCATGTTAATTCTCCATGCGTTGGAGCGTATCAATCTGCATGAGGTCAGCCGAGCCTGTTTGATACGCCGATGATTCTCGGGGTGGTTGCAATATACATCATTTAAACGTTCTCGACAAGAGTTTAAACAATAAAAAAGGGAGCCGAAGCTCCCTTTTTTATCGGCCTATTAAGCCGAACCGGGGGAACCGAACATTCCCAATGGATCAGACCAGCCAAAGCTGTAACGCTCGCGGGCTTTGTAACGGACGTTGCCGGTATCAAAGTCACCGTCCATGCTGTTGGCAAGGGGTGAACGAACGAAATGCTTCAGACCGTTAGGCACATCAGTAGTCAAATACCAGCCGTTTGTGTCGGTCAGGTAGTGGTTAATGGTGTAGCCTTCAGGGATAGAGCCATTGTTCTTCAATGCGTTGATGTCGTTGTCGGTAGTGCCAACACGGAGGTTGGTTTCCAACAGGCGGGTAGCCACGAACTGCAATGCAGGGGGAACAATCAGCTTCTTGGGCTTGGCGGCGATCAACAAACCACGCTCGTCTGTCCATGCAGCGATCTGAATAACAGCGTTTTCCAACGAAGTTTCATTCAAGTCAGCAGCAGTGGCAGGGCGGTTGGAGGTAGTACCACCAGAAACCAAGGGGTGAGCAGTGCTAAACAAAGCAACGCCGTCGCCACCGGGATAGGCGGCAGAGAAACCGTTGTTCAGAATAGCAGCAGCTTTGACCTGCTTGGTGTAAGCCATAGCACGAGCCAGACCTTTGGTGTAACGAGCAGACAAGCTGTCGTACAAGTTATCTTCAATCGCCTCTTCAGTGATTGAGAAACCCAAAGCAATGGTTTCGTGGTTGTAGCGTGTAGTCCATGCCTCTTGCGCATTGTCATAAGCGATGGCTGAGCCTTCGTTCTTGACAGGTGCGGCTGAGAAGCCAGACAACTTGGTCTCTTCTTCAAAAGAACGCTCTGAGGTTTCGGTTTCATAAATCTCTTTATGTTCCTCGCCGTAACGAGCATACTCCATACCAAACAAGGCATTCAAGCCGGGTAAGAGTTCTTTGAGTAGTTGTGCGCGTGAAATAGCCATTTAAGTAACTCCTTATGCGCCAGTGGCGGAATAGTAACCATGCAAACCTTGGTTCAACTTAACCAAGACTTCAGGATACTGAGTGAAAACCACAGTCGATGTGTAAACACCAGAGTTCAATGTGAATGTGGCGGCTTGGTTCAGCACAACAGAAGTTGCGCCTGCTGCGGCTGCGGTATCAACAAAAGAACCTGTGGCGGCAATTTGACCGTTTGTGGTCACCACACCAACGTCTGTACCGACTGGCAAGGCAAAAGGCAAAGCACTGACGGTCAGGGTAGTAGTACCCGAACTGTAAGTAACTGTACCCAAATCAACTGCCGTGTCAGGAACAACACCAATCACGCGCAAAGGCAGAGTGGTGGTGACAGGAGTGTCAGAGGGAGCCAAAACTGCGTTTTTGGAATTTCCGGTGCTGGTGTTGCCGGTGTTGTTGATAGCTGACACGTTAGTGCCAATCATCGCCAAAGCGCCAGAAGCAACGGTAGTACCAGAAGAACAAACAACAGCTTTGAACACAGCATCGGGATCGTCCAACACATAGGCTTCGCAGTCGCCAGCGGCGGTGCTTGCGGGCCAGTATTGGCTGAATTGCTTCTGCTTAGTTACAGGGTTAGTGAATGTGCAACCCAAGAAAATACCAACGGTCTGGTTCAAACCAGTGCCGGTAGTAACTGAGGCGCGGGTGGCAAAGCCACGGGATAAAACAACAAAATCACCATAGAAGATGTCAGTCGCATAACCGTACTGGATGGGGTAAAAGCGAGTAGAACCCGCAAATACTTGACCACCAATCAAGTTTTGTGCCAACAGTCCGTATGGAGCGTCAATCACTGGATAAGCCATTTAAGACTCCTTTTAAAAAAAATTAAGAACCGGGGCCGAATGTCACTTTTGTCGATCTTTCTGCAAATTTCGACATACGTGGATCGTTGTCTTTCATGTAGGTGTTATCTACCGATTCCATCTGCGCTTTGTTTTGGCGGGAAAAATGTGCTTCCCGTTGATCCATAAACTCAGCCGGAATACGACAGAGAATCAACCCACCAACTTCAATGTTGCCTTTGAAGCGACCTTCCGTAGAAGCGTGCATCATTAGCTCTGGATACTCTTCTGCTTTGCAGGGTTCGTATCCTTCTCTGAATTTAGATGAAATGTTTGATGGATCACTTGTTCCCAATGTGCTTGTTCTAATCCAGCGATGCGACCAACCGGCTCGATCTTCAGGAGAAGGAAGGGCATCGGGTAAACGCCACGACGTTGGTCGTTGCATCTCTTGACGGCCTTCAAGCTCACGGGGCTTGCGATTTGTCTTGTCAGACACTTGTACTTGATCCATGTTATGCATTCCTTCTTAAATTTGCTACCGCTTTCGCATACTCTTCCATAGGCACATTAAGCCGACGCGCAATGGCGGCTTGAGATGCTGATAGTTTTACGCGATTTGGAGGGGTGCTTCGAGTAGCAGGAGCTACAACAGAAGCTGGTTTGGCGCGGCGAGGTGTACCCTCATCCGATTCTGATGACGTATTGGAGGTGTCATCATCCTCATGGCGCTGAGACTCAAAGTTCTCAGGAAATCTTTTGCGCATCGTTTTGTCGATGGTTTGGAAGTACTCTTCAGTACCCGCATAGTCGTCACCATATTCCTTTTTCAGTTTCCTGTCAAGGCCCATAGCCGCCATCGTCATTTCTTCGTCTGCGCCAAACCACGAAGAATTGTCCTCAACCCACTTCTGGGTTCTTGGCGACATCTTTTGTGTGGCTTCCTGAGCGGGAGGTCTAAACGTTTCAGGCTCGTCAATTGGGCGCATTTGCTCTGCCCGGTCGATCCTGAGAGTCGCTTTGGTGATCTCCATTTGAGCATCAGCCACGCCGTCAGAGTCGCCAGATTCATAGGCTTCTTTGTAGCGCTTCTTGGCTGCGTCCAGAGCCATCTGGGCTGTAGATTTGTTTTGCTCAATGAAAACTTCGCTGCCGGACTTGAGCTGTCCTTTTAAACGCTTGTTTTCCTCATACACCTGAGCCGCAAACTCTTCTGCCGCTATACGCTCGCGCTCAGCCTTTTCTTTTGCTCTGCGTTCGTCATGGTAGCCGCGCTTGAGTTTCCCGACGCGATCTTGTACATCCTTGCTGTACTGGGTCAGTTCTTCATCTTCAGGCTCATTTATGGGGGCGCTTTTGCGGCCTCGGTCGACCTCTGGGGTGTCGTCTTCAATCTCTATCTCAAACTTTTCCTCTGAGGCTTTAGTTTCCTTTTCGTCAGGAAACTCGTACGTATCTTTGTCAATTTGTGTTGCCATGTATTACTCCTTATGCTGCACGTGTAATGCCACGGGGGTCTTCCACAACCGCTTCAACCGAGTCATCGTTAATGAGACGGAATTCACGACCATGAATCTTCAGGCGGGTTCCTGAATTGGGTCGGACGATGACAAAGTCACCAACCTTGCAACGTGGCCCTGATGGGAACCTAGTTGCGTCCTTGTAAGCCTCTGGGCCAAGCTTTACAACAAAAAGCACAGGGGTCAGAATCTCTTCTTTCCAGATCGCTTGGGTGGACTTGACAATCCCAATGTCGCTGTCTGCGTACTCTTCCATCGCCTCTGGGACAACGGTAAGCAGCATAAAACCCGTCGGGTCAGGTAGTTGTTTGGCCTTTTGTTCAGCAGTTGTGTTCAAAATGCCAGACAGATCAACCGCCTCAACATCAAATTCAGTCATCGGAGTACTCCATTTTTTTCGCAAGGTCGGATATAAAACCATCTGCGTGACCAAGACCTCGAATCACCCCGCAAACGTGCCGATACTCGGCAAAATCAGTCACTCTTCCACTGGCTAAAAATTCCACCTGCTCATTGCGGATGGTTTCAAGCTCTTTTCGCACGTGCTGCAATACACGAGTTGCATCCATAATTAACCTTTCTTGGGTTTGTTAGGAAGTTGTTGCGCAGTTCTTTGCGCGGCTTGCACAGCCATTTGGCTGCGATGTTTGGCGATGTCCACACCTAAGCGAGACCCGTCCAATTCCATTTGTTTGTTTAAACGATCCTTGCTCTCGGCAGCTTTTGCCGATACCTGCATGGCTGCAATTTCTTTCTGCGCGGCAATACGGGCTTCTTCAATACGGATCTGGTCAGCCTTTGCTGCTGCGTCGATCTGTTGTTTTTGCTGCTTAAGCTGCAACTCGCCCTGCTTGATCTGGAGTTCTTGCATCTGCATCTGAACGATAGGATCTTGCATTTGCTGCTGAGCCTGCTGTTGCTGAGCTTCTTGGCTGTTTTGCTGGAACAGTTGTTTGGCTGCTTCTGCCGCCATGATTGCAAGGTTGTCCGCCATTTCTGGAGGAACTTGCTTGGTTTGCTCTTCTGTCGGCAAGACCATGCCCATGCGCTTTTCAATCTCAAGGCGGTACTGGAACCCAGTGTGTTCGTTGATGTGCGCAAGCATTGCCGCTTGCATCATCTGAGCTTGTGGGTTTTGGGCCATGATTTGGGCAATCTTGGGATCTTGCATTGCCATCATGTGGACTTGGATGTGAGCTTCGTGGTTTTGCTCCACAAAAGCCTTTACCGACTTGCCCGTCAAGATGTTTTGGTTTTCCTGAACAGGGTCGGTCGGCACTTGGTCATCTTCAGTTTTGACCAGCTTATGAGCGTTCTTTACCCCAAGAACCTCAATCATCTGACGGTGCAACAAGGGCAGGTCATACAACTGGGGCGCACCCTGAGCTAACTGAAGAACTGCCTGATACTGGACAATCTTCTGCGCCATTGTGGAGGCATTGGGATCGCTGACGGGTATTACGTCTGTGCTGTCGTAATCAGATTTACGGGCGGCACGGCTACCCTCTTCTGGCTCGTAGTCGTAGTCTTCTGGCGCGTAGTCGGCAATGATCACCTTCAAGAGCTTGAACTCTTGCTTCATTGAGAAGTGCATACGAGACTGGACTGCGCCCATGACCTTCAGGGTTCTTTCCAGAATAGCCAGTGTTGTGCCTACAGGAGCCTGCGCAGACATGTCGGAGACATTCATGTCCCCGCCGTTGGCAAAAGAACGGCCTTCTTCTACGATGTTTTGGAATAAGGCAAACAGAACCTGACTTGGTTCTTTGTAAGGCAACGGTAAGATATTGTCGCGGATAGACCCGCTTGGCACATCTACATCTCGGAACTCTCCGGGCTGGATGGGGGTGTCGTCTCCTTTAATGCGCAGGCCGCGAGATTTAAGACCTCCGGGTAAGTTAGACAACGTGCCAGCATCAACAAGCTGTCGGATGAGCATGGTTGCAGATTTTGCGTAGCCCCCGATAAGGTGGATAAGACCGTAACCATAGAAGCCATCACCGGGGATGTATTGGTAGTGGACAAAATGCTGTCGCTTAATGTGCAGTTCGTCTCCCTCATACCAATTTCTCCTTATTGAAAGAATCTCTGCGGTGCTTTTCTCAACTGTAATAACGTAAGGCAAGGCAATGCCGGTCTTCTCACCCTTGTCGTTTGTATGCTCAAAGCCTTTAAGGTCAATGTCTACGTGCATTTCAAGGATGCGGTAGCGGTCATCTTGGATAGCAGACATGCCGCTTTCTTCTGATTTCTGCTTCTCAACATCATCAAGCTCATAGCCGGGGTCGCCAAGATCAACATCTAGGTAGAAACCCGACTCCTGAAGCTTCAAAACCTCGTTCTTGGTCTTGCGCATTACGTGGGTAACACGCTCTGAAGACTCAATATCCCGTGCACCATAAGGAACAACCAAGTCCTCTGCGGGGATGAACACAGCCATCTGACGACCTTTTGATGGGTCGTAGTAGACCTTTTTAAAGGCCGAGCCGGTAATGGGCAAAGACCACAGAAGTTTTTCATGCTCTGGGCGGTACTCAGTCATCACCTCGGTCAACTGATAGTTCATGTCCTCTTGGACGCGCTGCGCAGCTTCTTCGGTCTCTGGAGTCTCTTTGCCGATGATCTTGGTCTTGACCGGCCCCATCGCTGGGAATGTCTCGGTAATACCTTCTGACTGGAACCTGACAACAGACTCGGTCAGCATTGGGTGAAATACACCGCAGGCTCCTGCCCAAGGTTCTGTACGCTCTTCATAGCGCAGACCCAGAAGCTTCAAGCCTTCGACGTAGGTTTGAATCCAATCTCTGCGGTCGCGGGTGTCTTTTT